ATGGCTAGCCATAAGAAGGGGTCCAGGTATCGCAAGCACTACGCCGAGCTGCGCAGACGGCACTTTGTCTATGAGGAGGCGGCACAGTTTGCTGTAGTGCGGACACTGAAATATGACGAGTTCCGTAGAATGACCGCCAGTAGGCAACTTCTATGGAACAGGTTTGTTCGTCATAATCCTAGGTTAAGGAGAGGAACTGCGGAGTTCCATCAGCGATGGAGGGAGCATGTCAAGGACTGGTATGTGAGCCATCGGCTGGACACCTACAACGTCCATATGAAGCGGGTAGTGAGTCCGTGGACTTGGTTTGATGAGGTGTCCTATAAGCTACCAGAGGAGATGAGGTACACTAAGTCGCATAGACGTCAGAATGTACGCGGTATCGGCGATAAGGAGACGCCATCGGTAAGAGCACATAAGCAACGCTGGATACATCAACTCAAAGCGACGCTGGATAAGCACCCCGACCGTGCCCGTGAGTTAGTCCCGCGGATAATGAGGCTGGGGGGCAAAGTCTCTACCCAGTGGCGGAGAAAGGCTGGTATAGAGTGATTATTGGAGAAAGGAGTTTACAATGACAACAAAGATAAGGGCTATGAAGGATAAAAAGTATTGCGTGGGGTGTGACGAGAACTTCTATAATGGCAACAACACACTGGGGATCAAAGAGTGCTGGCACTACAAGGATGCTAAGGTTGGCACAATGTTCTGCATAGGGATAAACACCCCGCAGGACAAGAAGGAGAACTTCTGGAGGGTAAAGACCTTGAATTGCCATAGGGAGACAGGGCATGTTGCCTTTTATGGTGCGTTGCCGAAGCACTTGACGTAAAGGGGTAATGTGGAAGGCATGAGGATAACAGCATACGAGCTAACCGACCTTGGTGAAGGCTACCTGTCTATTCAGGCCACCAACGGCAAGTCCGTGGTGTCCGATGATCTTGGCGAGCTGCTCAACTTCCTACGCTATAACAGCAAAGACACCATTCGGGTGTTCCTTGACCTTGACGAGGCTGTAGCACCGCTTCTCCGCAAGTTGTCCAAAGGGGACTTGGAACAGGTAGCCGAGCATAACCCAGCCCTCAACATTAAGGGCAACCACTTCTACTACTACCACGATAGGGTGCTTCAAGTAGGCTGGACCCGCTACTTCGGGCTAAAGACATTCTACGGCTACCCTGAATATGCCCCTGACGCCTCTCTCAATGAGGTTCAACGGATGGCTGACGAGGTTATGGCTACGCTGGACGAGTTGGGCATAGGCGACACTAACCTACTGACCTCGGCTGTAGCCTGTTTTGAGGCGTCCAAGTTAGGGAGAGAGACCTACGCCAATATACCTAAAGGCTGGGAGATACCCGAAGATTGCTACGAGATACTGGACTACGCTGACAAAGCCGACCATAAGGACTGGGTGGAAGCCCGCCAAGTAGGACACTGGGAGAAGGGGCTATATGACTGGGATAAATCGTCCTGCTATATGTCCATAGCGTCCGACCTTATTGACCTGCGTGATTGTGAGATATGGAAGTCCGATACCCTCGGTAAACGGGAGCGAGAGGCAATCTACGGCTTTGTTCGGGGGACATTCTACATTGACCCTGACGGAGACCACGCCCATTGCTCGCCTGTAGTGGCTGTTGTAGTCAACGACCTACAGGGAAATCCAGTGGGTAGGCTACCCGAGGACACTTACAGTTTAGCCGAGATTGAGGTAGTGGAGCGATACGGCATAGGCAAGTTTGACTTCATAGACGGCTGGTTCGTTGAGTTGAAAGACGGAGTTGTCCCGCGATACCCCTTCGGTGATATTATGGAGCATCTGTATGAGAGCCGCCTGATATCGCCATTAGCCTCATCCATCGCCAAAGGCATTGGCAACCAAATCGTAGGAAAGTTGATACAGAAGCGGGACAGCGATAAGAGCATAAGAAACGAGGTTTACCATTCTGTGATAACCTGCGAAGCCCGTTGCGAGATAACGAGGTTTTTGGTGGAGAAGGGTATCGGAGCGGACGAGGTTATAGCCATTCAAACTGATGGTGTCCGTATTACCAAGCTCCTACCCTTACCCTCTACCAACGGGCTGGGAGCGTGGCGTTGTAATGGAGACTACCCGACTATCGTAGTGTCCCCGCGAAAGGTGTATTGCCAGGATAAGAAGCCTTATCGGGTATCGTATTCCGATATCGTGGCGATGACCAACGACCACCCTCAATCGGAGCGGTATGCCAAGAAGGTAGACCGACACATCACCCTTGCCCAAGCGAAGTCTATGGGGGACATTTACAGGGTAGGAGAGTATGCGGTTGTCCCCGCCAGGTTTGATTTGATGGGACTGGTAAAGGAGCAGTGCCGGGTGTTTCCGAAATTGCCTAAGACGGGTAGGCAACTGTTGAGTGGAAGGTATGTGTCTGGGCCTGTAGTGTTTGATTAAGGGGGATATGTTCGGCGAAGGTGGTGGAGATATGTTCGATAGGAGGGTGGGAACGTGTTTAGTGTCTGGACGCCTTGATAGGTTTCCAGTCGCAACGGGGTAATCGTGGTAGAATTGGAGCTAAAAGGAGGGATTCATAATGACTTCATCGGTTGATGACTACGGGAGGAGAGAGATGAAGGAGAGGGAGCGTGAGACGCTGCGGCGGTTTGCCTCGGGTGACCCTGATGCGGGGTTTTGGATTTCTTGGTTGGAAACGCAGGGGTTCTGTGAGTACAAGCTGTGCTTGCTCCACCGAGGCGATATGGAACCCGATACAGAGGCCGTTAGCGAGGGTCTTCCTGATCATAGGGGTATAAAGGAGGCGCATGACGCTTTAGCACTCGGTGAGGTGCCTGTGGAGGACGCTGTCACCCGTGCTATCGGGCTGGGGGAGGTTGCGTCATATTCCGAGTCCTATGTTGCTGGGTATGGTTTGGTGGGGCAAGTGGACGGGTTGGTTCTAGGTCATGATGGTTCGGGTCGGGATACTGCTTGGCTTGTGGACCACAAACCTCGCCCTAGGACTGTAGGAATGGAACCCTTCTATGGTCAGCAACGGCAGGTTTTGGGGTATGCGGTTGCCTGGTCGGCGATGTATCCCATCTATCTTGTGAGCGGGTCTATTGTGGCTGTGATTCGGGATAGAGGCACTCTTCCGAAGCATGATTTGTGCAAGGGTTGGTTGTGGGAGAAAGCCCTGACCGTGGACGATGTCCGCAGGATTCTTGAAGTTGTTGATTGGGTGAGAGATATGTTGCGAAGTCCTGGGTACGAATTAGCCAGAGATACCTCAAAGGCAGGAAAGTGTAAGGGTTGTGGCTATGGTCATTGTGTTGGATCAGGGGTCTGCGATAGAGATAAGAGTTTGGAGTGAGTGCGTTTTAGTACGATGGAAATGTGAAATAGTGGCTATGATAAAAGACCGCCCCGGGGGTTTAACCCGAGGCGGCGGGGTTTAAGTCCCCCGCTGACGCGGAGGCCGTTGTTTCAATCCTTTCCCTTGTTGTTTTTCTTCGGCTCCTCGTTCCAGTACGGCGACTTACACTTGGGGCAGACCTTAACGTCTTTGACTCTCGGTGTCCACTCCCATTGGCAACGCTTACATTTCAGTGTTGGTGGTATTTGTACTTCGGTCATGGTGTAATCTCCTTTTTCTCAGCCACGACTTCGGCTACGTCGTTGAGGGGTGCTGTCTTGGCGAGGACGTCAGTGGCCAACCCTATCATGTCCCTGATGGTGTTCTCGGCGTGGGTGAGCCTGTCCATGCTATACGCACCTTTTCCTTTCGAGATCTCCACCAATGCTTCACGTAGGGTCTGTGCGGTCAGGTAGGCGTTGGTGTAGGCCGCTACTGTCTTGGCCTTTTCACACCACATTGCAGGCTGGTGATGTGCTGAACACCACCATATCCAGTACCCCTTCACTATTTGTATCAGGTTCTCGCTTGGGGCATCGCACTCAACCGTGTAGTCTCTCTCCGCAAGTGCGCTATTGGTCTGCGTTGGGTCCTGGATGATTCCAGGTGCTTTCTTCCAGTCTTCTGTTTCCCATGGTTTTTTCATTTCACTCTCCTTCAGTTCAACTCCGCTTTGGCAGCTACAATCTCCCAGGCTATGGCTTTTGATATCAGGGCAAATGTTTTGCAGACGGAGCCCTTAAGACAGCGCCTATCCCGACAGTCCTGGCAGAGTTGCTCTTGGGCTTGTCTTCGTGCTTCTGGCATGGCTCTTTCTAGGGCTATCTCCTCGACCTGTTCGGTTCTCAGTGTTTGTGTTTTCATGCCTTGGGTACCTCCTTCGGATCATACTTCTTCCAGGGGAACCTTTTCATCAGGTGTGTGGTCGCTGTCAGTCTCCCCCCGCATGTTGGACACCGCGCATCCTTGAGTTTTCGCTTACCGGTCTTCCAGTACCACACTACCTTACACCGGGAACACTTTCCTTTGGTGATTCCTTGATCACAGCTATATCCCATTTTGCTCCTCCTTTTCCTAACTTACTTATCATAGTATATTAGTATAGCACCCCCCTAAAATCTTGTCAAGTCCCACGCAATCGTGGTGAAAAATCCCCCTGGAGAAAATTTTAGTCTGCCCCGGGGGCTATTGACAAACGGCTCTTGATATGATATGATATAAGCTACTATAACTCTCGCAATTGGAAGCACCCTGGTTGAGTGCTCCTCCGCTGGGGTGCTTCCGACAAAGTTTTAATAAAGGCTACTCGTAAGCAAAAAAGCTAAAAACAGCGAATGAGAGAAAGAAGATTTGCGGGCAAGGTGTCGGGAGAACAGGGCTGTGGTCTTTTAATTTTTTTCAGCCACTATCTCCTCCCGTCCGATGTGCTTGGCCCTGTGCGGAATTCGGGTCACACCTTGCCCTATATACTGAAACGCGCATGGGGCGACTAAGATGGTAGCTAGAAAAAGATGGCGTGACAGGCACCTAAACTGGTCTTTCATATTAGGGTCTTGGTTGGTGAGCTTTGCGGCTTGTCTCTCTATTGCCTTCCTGTTGAATATGGCTGTCCTAGATACCCCTGCCAGTAACTTAGATACTGCTACGGTGAACCTAGAAGAGTGGTCATCTTACGTTGCCTCTGGTTACTTTGAGGGAAGTGATGCTCAGTACGAGGAGTACCTGATGGATTATGATGCATACAGTTATGCCTTTGACCAGTATGCTCAAGCCTCAAGTACGTGGGACGGTATCTACTACCCTACAGCTGGGATAGTTAGTGTTGGCATATTCCTCTTCGTGGGTGTTTGGTATCTCAGGAAGAAAGGGCGAAGCCTATGGAACTTGTTCTGGTTCCTCTTAGGTTTTATCGGTGTCCTGATATTGTTGTTACTGGAGAATAGGAGAGAAGAGAAATCGGAGGCACCTCTGGCTTTGGGACAAGCTAATGGCGAGTAGTGCACGATATCTTTGCCCCGAGTGTGGCAATCCTGTCGTCAAGGCAGGCAGAGTCACCATTAACCGATCCGGTCGCATGAAGCAACAATGGCAGTGTACAGTCTGTCGTAGACGTACGCTGAATCCCTTGAGGAAGAGGAGTAACCCTGATGATTTTAGGTCTACGTCGTCAGCTGTACCGGCGTGATTTAACCGCGAACTAAGTGTCGGCATACAAGAATCCCGAACGCAGAAGGATGGCTCACAGGTGTTCTGTACGCACTTACCGGCATGGTAACTGGAGACAGACTTATATTGACTGTATGGGAGTATGCGTAGCCAAGGTTAATGGCGGGGAAGTTTGTGGCGAGACCTACGGTCTAGAGTTACATGAGAGCTTTGGTGAAAACGGAAAGCGCAACGATCCCAAGTTCCAAATCCGTATGCTACTGTGCGTGTTCCATCATGCCTTGGTGGACGACCATTACCACCAATCCTCTTTTATTAACACTCAGCCGAATACTAGCTATTTGGCGGAGGACGTTTGCCTGGAGATTCGCGAGTGTGGCGGTTATGGCAAGTGGCTGGAGAAGTACAAGCTGGACGATTCCCGTTTTGGTTGTCTTGTTGGCAGTGGACCTTATGTCGAGGATTGCGGAGATGGTTAAGAGACGACTGCTGAATGGGTGTGCTAGGTCTCCTTTTATAGTCGAGGCGTTTGAGTGTAGGGGTTGGGAAGCTTGGACGTGCGACCTATTGCCTGCCGAGGGGTCTCAGAAGCATATACGGGATGATGTGCGAAATCACTTGAATGATGGTTGGGACATGGGGATTTTTCACCCCGTCTGCACTCGGTTGGCTCTGTCAGGTGTTCGTTGGATATATGAGAGATCAGGTAGGCTGGAGCAGGTTAGGGTTGATGCTAAGCTGTTCAACGATTGCCTTAATGCCCCCATCCCTCTTATCGTCGTTGAGAATCCTATTCAGCATCACTTTGCCCGGGAGTATATTCGTCCTTATGACCAGATTATCCAGCCTTGGCAGTTCGGGGATATGGAGAGCAAGGCCATCTGTTTATGGCTGAAGGGACTGCCCAAGCTTGTTCCCCTTATCATACGCAAGCCTGAAGGAGTCAGGCAGAGTGTGTGGCGTTGCGCCCCGTCTGAGCACAGGGCTACCGACAGGGCGCGAAATTTCAGGGGTGTCTCGGAAGCTATGGCGGAGCAGTGGGGGTAGACCGGGGGGCTTGACAAGTTATCTTATTTTTGGTAGTATATACTGATTGTATTGTCTCTTATAACTAAAATATATACAAGGGCATTGTAGTATGGCGAAGCGTGTTAGGAAAACAGTCTCTAGGGACGGTATCTTACACAGCTATAGGCGGGTAGTGAAGAGCGGTCACAGCTTAACCGTAAGTCTGCCTGTGGAATGGGCGAAGGAGCACGGCATAGAGCAGGGTGATGTTCTCGCTTTAACTGCTAACTCTATCCTTACAATGTCCCCGAAGCCTGAGAAGAAAGAGAGTAAAGAGGGGTCACGGTGACAGAGGGCAGAACCGTCCGTCTGCACACCAGCAGCATGGTAGACTCCATGTCCGACTGGCCTTTAGGCAAAGTAGTGGAGGTTCTGCGCAGGAGGGAGAAGGAAGCAGGCGGAGCGCCCCAATCTATTCGTCTCTGTTGTCGGTCTACTGTGCGGTCCTTGAGGAACGTTATGAAGCTCCTGTCTGCCGAGTACGGCGTGTCCCGGAGCCGTATGTGCTCTTGGTTGTCGTATCACGGTAGGGCTATAGCCTCCGATGACCAGACGATAGCCAGCATGGTCAAGGTGATGTCTGTGATACGCAGTACCAGCATACCGAAGGATGATACCGACACACTAGACATGATGAACAGCCGGACACCCTACTCTCCCCGCGTGATAGCCGAGGGGGAGTTGTCTCACCTTATTCTCTACGATAGCTCGGTGGCTTCATCCTTCGAGGAGGTGGCGGAGGCTTGCGGCGTGTACATATACCAGGCGACCCAGATACATATTGTCAAATCCATATTGACGGGGGAGGCTGAAAAATTGGGGGATTTGGGCGTACGCTTAATTGAAGAAGTGTCCCGTTGGGATAAGTGGATGAGGTTTCGATCTGTCACCTTGGAGGGTCTGGTCAATGGGTGTTCCGGGGAGAGTTGACATACATGTATACGCTGTATGCGTGTATACAAGCGTTCGTAATTGTGGAAGTAGAACTAGTTAAAGGGGTATGTATACAAGTATACGCGTATCATATATATAATATATAATATACCTTATACCTTATACTTAAATAGATGACAACTGGAGCATCACCGTCGGATCTTCTTGAGGCCGGTAAATTCTCGGGCTGGTACCCGGGGCAACGCGACCTTCTTTTGGAGGGGTTGGAATTTTATTATTCTCAGTCCCAGTACCTCGGCGTGTCCCTGCCAACCGGTGGCGGCAAGTCCTTGGTAGCCTTACTATTAGCTAAAATGACTGGCGCCCGAACCGTCATCCTCACCGCAACGAAAGGATTGATGCGACAATATATGGCAGACAGCGCCGTGCTCGGAGCGGTTGAGGCTAAGGGCCGCAACAACTTCCCCTGTCTTTTGGAACCCAACACCACAGCCGAAGACGGCGTCTGCAACCTCGGCCTGGTCTGCGACCTCCGCGACGAGTGTCCTTACCGCATCCAACTGGATCGTGCCCGTCAGTCCAACCTCGTAATCACCAACTACGCCTACTGGCTGGCTCAGACCAACTACGCCGACGGCCTTGGTCCGGTATCGCTACTCGTTTGTGACGAAGCCCATCTTGCCTTTGGAGCTATGGAAGGATTTCTCACCGTATATATAGCCCGACAGGATATACAGCCCCTCGGCGTTATGTTCCCCTCACCTGGTCCCAGTCAATGGCAAGGGTGGCGTCTATGGGCGGAGTCGGCCAAAGAGTCCGCCGAAGGGGAGGCTTCCAAGTTGAGTGCCGAGGTTAGGTCGATTCGCAGGGAACGTGGTGTCTTACCTTCTGCCTTAGTTCGTGCTGCCCGTCGTGCTAACGGATTGCTTTCCAAACTCAACCTGCTCACCAACCTCGACGACCAGTGGATTGTGCAATGGACCTTGAACGGTTGTCGTTTCGTCCCCAAGTGGGTCTCCCATCACGCCGACGATTTATTCCATCCCGCCGAAGTCCCTAAAATCGTCCTCATGTCGGCGATCCTGTCCCACCGAACTTTAGACTATCTCGGCGTACCCGAGGAGGGACGCTACTGGATAGAGGCGGAAAGTGCGTTTCCACCTGAGAATACTCCCATTGTCCATGTTGACACCGCCCGTATTAACTACCGCACCAGCGACGCAGAGACCAGGGTGTGGGTATCACGCATCGACCAGATTATACAACGCCGCCTTGACCGCAAAGGTCTCATCTTCACCGTCAGTTATGAGCGTGCCAAGCTACTCATGTCACGGTCGCGTTTCAAGGATATCATGATTACTCACAGTACCCGCGACGTGGTGGACGCTGTGAATATGTTCAAGGACTCTTCACCACCGATTGTGCTGGTGTCTCCGTCTGTTACGACTGGGTATGATTTTCCGATGCCCGAGCTGCCACAGTATATCGTGATTGGGAAGATTCCCTACGGAGACACGAGTGACCCAGTCATGAGAGCCCGTCAGGAGGACGATAAGGAGTGGTCGAGCTACATGGCTATGGAGACGTTGGTGCAATCGTGTGGCCGCGCAAGTAGATGTTTGTCCTGGGACACTCAGATACTGACCTTCGACGGGTGGAAGGGGCCAGAAGAGATGCGACAGGGCGACATGGTGTATTCATTATTGCCCCATAACTTCAAGGCTGGGAGTACACGTGCTGGTGGTCTTTCCTTGAGTCGTGTTGAGGGTGTCCACGTGTGGGACACTGACCATAGCATGATCAGCGTGACCGGCAAATCGCTTGACGTGCTAGTCAGTGGGGACCATGAGTTGGTCATTCATCCGTATAACGCGGGGAGGAGTCTGAGATATAGATACCGCAACTGGGATGTGGAACAGCTCAAAGTTCGTAATTTGGGCATCAAGCTGTCGGGATTGAGCAAGTGTCGAGCTAGTAGCTTGCCTGTCAGATTTAAGGTTCTGGTCTCTGGCCATTGTCAGCGTGAGCGTCTAGGCTCTCTCGCATGCAAGATGGACGTGAGGGACAGATGGTACTTCCTTATGGGACTGATAATTAGCGATGGCTGCATTGCTGGGAACAAGAACAGGATAATGATAATGCAGAGTACATCCAAACCCGACGTTTGCAAGCAGATAGTTGAGACGTTGGATTATCTAGGTATATCAGCGTCAATGTCCGTCAGGGATTACAACGGAACCACCATGTCTTGTAATGGCGGCAAGCAATACACACGCAATGGGGACATCATTCGGTGGGATATATGTGGGTACGCCGCAGACAGGATTCGTAGGCTGTTCTTAGGTGTACCCCAAGTGCGTCAGCCTACCACGAGGCACTTTACGCCTTTCTGGACCAGAGGGGCGGAGAAGACTATACCGCTATGGGTCTTACAACAGTGTCGTAAGCGTGAGTTGCGAGCTCTATTGCGAGGTCTTATGGCAGGGGATGGCACGTGGAAGACGGAAGCCTCGGGAGCCTACTATACATCGGATAGGGAACTAGCCGACAGGGTGCAGTATCTGCTTGTGTTGGCCGATTACAGGAGCAGCATAAATGAAAGACGAGGTCAGTATGAGGTTCAGTTCACAGACAAGCAGTTTGTTGATATTCCTAAAGCTAATGTTAAGGTTGTCCCGTATCAGGGTAAGACGTGGTGTGTATCTACTGACTTGGGTACTATCGTTGTGCGCCGTAATGGTTGCACAGCCATTGTGGGAAACTCAGCACAGGACAAAAGCGAGGTATTGGTGGTCGACAATTCGATCCTCTGGTTTATGAAGCGCTATGGCACATTCGCCCCCGCCTGGTTTCGTGCCCGATATAGGGGAAGTTTGGCCACTGTGCCTGACCCGTTAGTTTGAAAAGGAGATTGTCTAATGACGAGATTGAAGAAGCTTCTCAGTGGCTGGGGACACCCTCATAAGGGTAGATCCCAGCATTACTTTGTACCTGACAGGGGTACCTTGCTTCGGGGGCCTGATGGGACTGTTGTGAGCCTATGTGGCATTTGGAAGGTAGACCCAAATCTGTGGTGGCTTCCGATGGAGTTACACTCGCAGCCTCTATCCTCGGTCTGTGGCGAGTACCTGCAGTATCCATTGTGCAAAAAATGTGCCGTCAAGGCTGGGCTGACCCGTTAGTTTGAGAGGAAATTTGACAAATACTTCAAGATATGATATACTTGTTTATCGTGTGTGAGTTGGGAAACAGGTCGATTTTGGAAAAATCTTATAAAAAAGGAGGGCTTGGAATGTGTACCACGTGAGTCTCGACCTGACTGCTGACGAGGTAGCCGATCTCAAGATGACAGCCTTGAAGAAGAGAACAACTGTCAAGGGCTTCGTTACCGATCTTGTGAAAGGTTCCCTGAACCAGCAGTTTGGTGAACCCGTAGCGGACAACGGGCGTCGAGGAGAAAAGTCCGCAAAAACAAAATAAACTTAAGGAGGAAAACAAAAAACAATGGTTGAAAAAAGAGCATCACTGAGAGCATCTGACTTTGTCGATGCACTACCCATGCCGATAGACGGCAACTATGCTTGGAAGGAGAGCCGTTTCACCTTCTTCGACTACGTGAAGAAGTCTGGTGAGAAGGTGGCTACCACCACTGCTGCCCGCATTATCTTCGCGAGCGAAGGCGGCGAGGAGTACACGCAGAACTACAGCGTCGGTGACCCGTCTCGCGTAACGCCGTCGGTGGACGGCAAGTCGCTTGTCCTTGTAGGCGACGGCTCCGCCCTGAACAAGTCGTCCAACTTCTTTGTCCTGATGAAGGCTCTGGAAGACGCTGGCTTGCCCGATGACTTCCTTGGCGACGACATCTCTGTTCTGGACGGGATGATCACTCACAACATCGGCGTTCCTGAGCCGAAGCGTGCTGGTCTTGGTATCGCCGCTGCCCGGGAGGCTTCTGGTCGTGGCCCTCGCATCTTGGCTGTCCCTGACGAGATTATCAAGATGCCAGGCAAGGGCGGCAAGGCGGCTGGCAGAAAGGCCGAGGCTTCCGATGAGGAGCTGGTCTCCGAGGCTATGGGGGTACTATCCGGACTGTTGGGGGACAATCCTGATGGCGTGGAGCGTAAGGCTATTGCCTCTGCTGCCATCAAACAGAAGAAAGCCAAGGTTGCGACCCTGGCCTTCAAGCTCACCGCCGAGCAGCTTGCCGAGTACGGCTACGTGGTAGACGACTCCGGTAAGATTACTGCTGCGGAGTAGCACCTGCCTCTTAACCGGTTCATTCTGCCCTTCAGCGTGGGTTGGAGGGCAGAGACGAGGTGGCTAAGAAATGAGCTATCAGATTAGGATTAAGAGTCCCGCTTGGGAGGTTGAAAGGATTACCGAGAGTGGTGCTGTCCTTTTCTCGGCACGGAATACAGGACTGGCAGACTTTGTTGCGGTGCCTATTCACTTGGTGGCTGAGATTGTACTCAAGCAGGGCTTGCTGGTGGAGCGTGACTCGGAGGGTCGTTTCGTGCAGGTTCTGTTGAAAGTGAAACCTGATATTCCGCTCCACGGTTAGGGGAGATTAGCGATGAGTAAGAACATATATCTGATTGCTTGGAAACTACTACTGGTGCGTCTAGAGCAGAAAACGGGATGGGGTAAGGAGGAGATAAAGAAGCTGATGCTCAAGTGTCTGCTTGACGCAGGTGAGGAGGTGGCATAAGAAATGAAGGACAAGAAGATGTACCGGTGCCCGGAGTGTGGAGCACCTTTGCACCAAATCGGTACCCCTAAAAAACAGCGGTGTACCAACCCAAGCTGCAAGGTCGTTATAGTATGCAACCCAGAGCCTGTGAAGGGACCGCTGATAAAATGACTACTGACCTTTTTCACTATTCTACCTCCTTTCTTCCTTTTGTGGGCGGGGGAGCAAGTCAAGTCTCCCCTGCCTGCACCGGGTAGTAGTGAAAAGTACAACTTGACTTAAGGTTGTCGATAGGGCCAAAATATTAGTGGCTCAATATATAATAAGGAGGAACATTTATGAAAAAGCTGTTTAGTGGAAGGATTGGGAGGATACCGATGGCGGTATTGGCAATTTCGCTACTCGCCGTCATAGCTGCAGGCGGGGTGGTCGCCGCCACAACTGGCTACGTCCTGTGGGAGGGGGTGGCTGATATCACGGTCGACGAGGCAATCCTTATCCGATATGCCTCGGAATCAGAGTACATCACAGAGCCTGAAGTCTATCCCCATATGCTAGTGCTAGGTGCCGATGACCCACTAGGAGCCTCTATTGGGATGTACCCTGGTATGTGCGGGAGTACCTATTTCAAGATTACTAGCGCCACATCTGCCGACTTGTTGATTAAGGTTGTTAGCTCTGTGACTGGCGACGCACCTGTTACGGTGACCTACGACGTTGCCGACCTCGATACTGTTGGTGCAGTGGTTAACAGTGCCACCCCATTGTATATCGTCCGTACTATCTGTGTCGACGGTGCCGCTGATCCTGATGACTACACTGTGGTGGCTACAGGGTTTACACGGGAATCACCGCCACCACTGGCACCCTAGTGTCGTGAGAGGGATATCCGTCACCCTTGGCAATACGGGGATTTAACGCTTATACGGGAGAAGGATTATAGGAGGTTATGACAAATGAGCGAGCGAGGTGAGCAGAAACACGTGATGCCGAACCCCTTTTGGCATAAGGTAAATCTCGTGTGCTTCTGGGTCTCGATTGGGCTCTTGATCTTTGGTGTGGTTGGTCTCTTTGTAATTCACTATCCGTATTATGGCTCAGCCAAGCCCGGGTTGCTTGTTTGGGCCGGTGCTATAGGAGCATTTATAGCAGGGGATCGACTCCTAAAGTACGGTGAGGACAAGAGAAAGGTAGAGGAAGAGCGAACAGAGGACAAAACAAAGGAGACAAAACAATGACCGAGCAAGAACAACAAAAGCAGTTTCGTTACACCCCAGATTGGGTAAGTTGGACGGTTATCGTCCTGCTTGCCCTGGCGGCTATTGTCGCAAATACGACGATTATACTGTCCGCTTTCGGTGTTATTGTACTCATGCTGTTGCTGTCTGGGTGCGGATATCTAATCTGCAGATATAGGGGAACTGATGAGTGATAACATGGAAGAAGAACGACAAAGGAAGGAGTAGATTGCTATGAGGAAATTAGCGGTTTTAATTGCGGTTGTGCTGCTCGCCACGCTGGTCACCCCGGTGGGTGTTCTGGCCGACTTGCCGAGCGACGCCATAACCGTGTCTGTTAGTGGCAACGGCACGTGGTCGGACGGGATCCTGTCCGTGTCTCTGTTTCCCGGCGAGGCAAAATGTTTTGAGGTCAGCACTCACAACAACTTGGATGTTGGGCTTGACGTTGAGGCCGAGGTCGTACCGGACTGCGTCTCAGGTGCCGACATCACGGCTTGCTTCTGCCCTAACGAGGCTGTGCTGGCCTCAAACGCCACCTGTGTATTTGACCTGACTATCACGGCAAGTGGTGCTGCTCCACCGGGCGTGTTCTCCGTCAATATGACGATATCAGCGAGTGAGATAGAGCCTGAGCCGCCGGAGACCGGGATTCCGCACCATGTGACATTGGTCTCCGCCCAATCAGGACTGGTAGTTGGCGATTCGTACGACCTGACTGCCACTGTGTACGATTCCGTGAACACGCCCTTGCCTGATATCTCGGTTACCTGGTCCGTGTTGAGCGGAACTGCTACACTTTCCTCGCTCGGCTTTACCACCGACATAAGTGGTCAGGCTCACGCTACGGCGACCTGCATCAACGCTGGTACGTCCGAGGTACGTTGTAAAGTAGGGAACATGGACGTGTCTGGCGTTCTTGGACTTACCTGGGTTGAAGACGACGATGACAATGGTGGTGATACCACTGCCCCCAATATCCGCCAGCCTATTGGTGCCATCGCTTTCGGTGAGATACTTGTTGATAGCACTCTAGACAAAACTATTGCCATTTACAATGACGGCGATGCTCCCCTAGTAGTCAGTAGCGTAGTGCGTGGCTTCGGCAGTGCGGACTTTACCTGTGTCGGTCCCACGGCACCATTCACCATCGGCTCTGCGAGTTCGGCTATAATCACGGTGCGGTTTGCCCCTACAGCCGTCGGTGAGGTGAGCGCCACGTTTACCGTCACCAGCAACGATTCCGACACGCCCAGTGTATCTTTCACCGTTTCCGGTACTGGGAAATCCCGTGGTCAACCCGCCTGGAAGGTATTCCTTATCGGGATACTCATCATCGGTGGTGGTTTTGGTGGATACATTTTCTACAAGCGCTGGAGAGCAAAACGAGAGGGAGTGGACATACTAGCCAGAGCTGGGGGAGACCTTGGCCTTGAGGGCGGTGGCGACGCGTTGGATTTGGATTGACGGAGGGAATATGAACGAATGTGAAGGAGTAGGGAAAGGGATAGAAGAAGCCATAGATTATTACGACCACCGATTTGCTGAATTAGTAGAGGACAAACAGCGGGAACTCGGTAATCCTAAGTTCATGGAAACAACAGACTTACATGCTAAGGCGATGAATGAAGTTGTTGGTCAAATCCTGTCTCTTAAAGTAGGGAGCAAGACACTAAAGGAATGGATTGAGCTTTACGAAAAAGGGAAACTCCGCATGGATGAGGAGGCCGAGAATATTCTTAAATGTATTAAGGATGCCAAGCGAGTCCATCCCGATTGGGGGATAAATGACATTATTGAATTGCTTGAGTTTAGGAATGAAACAAGACAAGCAGTAAGGTCCAGTAGTAAGTCCAGCTTGGAGAATGGGAGATAGAGTGGAACTGACACCAGAACAAACAAAGGAATTCTGGGAGAAGCTTGGATTTCAATTTGTTCCTAGAAAAGAAAGCCCTCGCTTTGGAGGGGAACAAGATTACTGGGCAGTTTATGACCACTGGATATATCCTGATGGTAGTAGGCATAAGGAACTGCCGAAGCTAACAGGCATAGAGGCTCTTGGCAATCTCTTTAAGTGGGCTGTGCCAGAGGCCGTTGAGTTAATTGGTAATACAAGCCAACGAACTAATGAAGAGGCTATGACACTACTTTTTGGCTTGTGGTTAAAGGAATTTTGGACTCCGAGACCTGCGCCAATATCTATTCAAGATGCTCTCTTTTGGGCAATCGATAAAACAAGAAAGGGAGAGGGTTAGCCGACAATGGAGATACTCTACCAGAAATCCATCAACTTGGAGTGCGTAGCCGACCTGTGCGAGATTGGCATTCAACGCGATCCGCCCCAGCCGCGTAGCACAGCCTTATGGCATGTATCCAGTCTATTGAAAGCGGGAAAGTCCATCATCAAGGGTAAAGTGGAGTATTCCGACAGTGGACCCGCGTCCATGCCCAGCATCGCGGCACTTGGTCGCATCTGGGAAACCGCTATGGACAACTATATGACCGACTATGCGAAGCGGGAGCTGGGAGGATATTTCCAGCCCGATGTCATACTCGACGAGGACGACATTTGCGGGTCTCTGGACGGGTTATTGCTGGCCAAAGATGGTGCGGTGTACGAGTGTAAGTTGCGGTTCACGCTAAACCAGGAGATACCGCTTGACCACCTGCGCCAAATCCGCGCCTATTGCCACTTGGCTGGACTTGAGACCGTATGCTATGTGTCTGGTCACTTATCCTCTGCTCCACCGATGATACAGGCCACAATGCGGTGGCTTCGTCTTACCAAGGCGAGCATCGAGGAGAACTGGCAGGGGATTGTGAACACAAAGAAATATCTAGAAAGTCAGGGGATAAGCCCTACAGGGGAGAGCGATGACGAGTAGCGACCACAACTTCATGCCAGCGGTTAAATGTCCCCATTGTGGGAAAACCAACCACCCTGAGATTTCAGGCTGGGGAGGAAGGTTCAACACGAGAACCAAGGTGTGCCGACATTGCAGTCTAGAGTACACCTTGGTGGTGTACGCTGAAGCCACGCTAGAGGAAGATGTAAGCATGGAGGTGCGGCAATATCGAGACAAGATAGCGTACTACCGTAGACGAACCTACGAACTCCTGAACAGGCTGGTCAATAAGACAACCGAGTATGCCGAGGAATTTATCAGGATACAGTCTTCCGTGGGAGGGAGACAGAATTAGACAAGGAGGAACAATATGCCGCTGGTGTTGAACAAAAGGACAGATGCTATACCGCCCGACGCGGTCTACGTGGGCAGACCAAGCAAGTGGGGAAATCCTTGGCGGGTAGGAGAACAACATCCCGAAGATAAGCATTCCCTTACACGAGAAGAGGTTGTGAGATTCTATAGAAATGCGCTACTGATGATGCTCACAGCAAAGGACGAGAATGGAAAGGTTATTCTTGACCTGAACGAACTTAGAGGAAAGGATTTGGTTTGCTGGTGTGCCCCATTACCCTGCCACGCCGACGTGCTACTGGAGTTAGCCAACAAATGAACCAAGTAAGCGAAGCGGAAGCTTTGGAGGACTGGCACCTGACCCATACCGCAGAAATTGAAGAGCAAAGGAGGAACAATATGCCGAAAGTCAATGAGCAAATAGTAAAAGAGCTGGAGACTATGGGGTTCAGCGATGACGTGCAGGAGCGCCCCTACCGCCTAGTTGCGTCGGTGAACGGTCTACCCAAGACGGGAAAGACGCACTTCGCACTCACTGCACCGGACCCGATATTCTTTGTCAACATCGATATCGGGACGGAGGGTGTCGTGGACAAGTTTCAAGCCGAGGGCAAGAGGATATATCTGTACGATGTCCGCGTACCTAGAACCGCGTCCAAGGAAATCTATGTCCCCATGTGGGAGAACCTTAAGAAGATCTATGAGAAGGTGTTCAAGGTCGGTGCCGGAACCGTTATTACAGACACAGATTCTGAGGCCTACGAACTAGCCCGTTTGGCCAAGTTCGGGAAGCTAACCCAGGTGATGCCTCAACACTACACCGAGGTTAACAACGAATACCGAGAGATTCTCAGGTTGGCCTACGACTCTCCGATGAATGCCGTATTCATTCACAAGATGAAGCCCAAGTATATCCAGAACGCGCGGACCAGCGAATATGAACCCTCGGGGATGAGCGACATGGAGTACAATGTACAGGTCAACATCACCATGCACCGTGAGGACACCGACGAGGGTACCGAATTCTCGGCTTTCATCAAGGACTGTCGTCATAACCCCAACGTGAATGGCGAGTGGCTAAAGGGCGAAATGTGTGATTTCAATTTTTTGTTGAGTCTCATACACGGTGACTAGGGCGGCAGGTATGCGTATAGTTTAGGCGGCTTTCAGAGAAGCTGTAGGCAAATATAAGAAAGGAGGACTTTCTTATGAAGAACTTTTTGAGGAAGAGGTGGCATGGGATACCGATAGGTATAATCGCCGTACTCGCCCTGGTAGGAGTTGTAGCTGCTAGCTACACTTTCCTCAGCTGTATAAACAACAGGGCTAACAGTGCGCTGACAGTCACTACAGGATTCGTCGGGGACACATATTGGTTTACGTTTACCGGCTTCCCTGATGGTACCGTCCCTGCCTCAGATGGTGACGATAGTAATCCAGAATGGTCTGGGACGACCTCGCTAAAGATAAAGGGAGATGCCCCAGTAGGAGACTACAGCGTAACGCTAAATTTTAACAGGAGCTAAGAGAAAGTGCCTACAACTTCTCTGGAAGCCGTCTAAGCTATACACAGTGGTAGTTAGTAATCAGAGTGTAAGGAGTTGATTGATATGAGTACGGAAAAAACACCCGACCCATCCAGTTCTCTCGGGTCCAGTGAAAAGCTGGCGGACAATGCTGCTCGCGACGTTGCTTTGTATTTCGCAAAATCTCTGGGTGTCCTGCTCCTGTCTATTCTCTGGTTGGCGTCCACCGCTTTGGCCTGGATATTCTCTGGTCTGAGCATCATCGCTGGCAAGCTGACAGAGTGGCTCTTCGCTGGAGCCAAGCACATCAGGGTCGCCATCGGGAAGGTAAAATGGCATGAGGAGATGGAGGATAAAGACATCTCAAAAAAGTCGAGCTAGCGATGGAAGAGGTAGTATAATGTACCCCCGACCCTTTTCACACCCCGAAAATCGCTTCTCAGAGGGGGATTTTTGGGCGATGGTTGATGTCATGTGTCTTCTGTTGTCTTGTTGTAGGTTGAATTGCCGTGCTTTGCATTGAATTGAGCTAAGCTTATGATTATACCGCATCTTCTCTGTACCGACGAGCCAAATGACACCGACCTTGTGTATGCTCTCGGCTCTGTTGCTGTTGCCCTGCCCCTGTTCACTGACTGCTGTTTCACGTCTGTGGAGAGTTTGGTGGTGGCCTGCGAACGTAAGAAGGTAGGCGATATGGCAAGTTGCGTCCAGACTGGGCGTTTCCTCAGCCAGATGGCTACTTGCAGGGAGAACAACGCCGATGTCCTAGTGTTGATTCTGGAGGGTCGCTACCGACGCAACCCCGATGATGGGGTACTGGAAATACCGATCTGGAAAGTGAATCCTCGCACGGGCAAGAGAGCTGAGTTCTGGGAGCCGGTTGCTCCTTTGACACAATTCAGCAGATTTGACCAATATCTTACCGAGTTGCAGCGAGACGCTGGCATCATCTTTAAGCACACCGAGAACGTTAAGGGGACTGCCGATGTTATCCGTACACTCTATGATAACTACCAGACCCGCTCCGACCGACACCAATCGCTCAACCAGTTCTACGTGGCTCCCCCGCCGCGGATCCCCCTAACCAAGCCCAATTTGCTGAGGCGTGTGGCCAAAGAGCTGGAAGGTGTAGGCTGGACCAAATCTGGGGATGTTGCCGGTGTCTTCGTATCCGTCCGAGAGATGGTGAATGCTGATGCCAAAGAGTGGGTCACGATTCCCGGTATCGGTAAGAAGACCGCCGAGGCTGTAGTGAAAGCCTTACGCGGCGAGTAGCCCTCCACATTTTCTCAAAAATTTTCTCCCCCGATTTTTCACGCCACGATTGGGTGGGACTTGACAAAATTGAGGGGGGTGTGGTAAAGTGTGGTTGTAGGTTCAAGAAAAGAGAAAAAGGAGGAGCAAAGAAATGAGTAAATGGGAGAGAAAGACTGAACGTCGAACGCTTACTTGGTTAATTGTGGCTCTTTCCTGTGCTAGTTGGGGGGTGTCTTACCTCGCTTTTGGCTATCCTGGACTGACGAACTTGGTTGCATTTATCGTTATCGGTGTAGTGTTCCAAATAACGGTAATCGCATTGTTGGTCAGCAGATACAAACATATTGAAAGGGAACGGTACTATGAGTCGATGGTCGGCAAGGAGGAGCCAAAATGAAGGAGCTAACAGGGAAACTGAAGAGCCTAATCAGAAGAGCCATCATCAGTTTCGCCCTCGCCTTGGGTCTCATAATCGGCGCGGGTTATGTGGTAGGAGTGTGGCACGACACGATGTTGCTGTGTGCTGGCGTGCTACTTGGCGTCCTCGCCGTCTACATGACCTTGATAGAGATACGAGTGAAGGGCGAGAGGGTTGCTAGAGAAGTTAAGGAGGAGCAATGAACAAACAGGAGATACTGAAAACTTTAGACCTACCCTTCCCCTGTGATTTTCCCAAACTACATGCGATATGCAGTCGCGACCCCGATATGCTGGCAACGGTGCTGAGTCTGGCTATCGGCAAGAGTGAAAAGAAGAGCAGGAGTGAGGCCCACAATGCGTATAATCGTCTGCTTCGAGGGGATGACGAGACTGTTGTTGGCAATCTCCCGGTAGAAAATTTTTCAGAGTCTGGTCTTCCCACGAGTGGGAAAGTTCCAAGGTCGCTTGACAATGTTGTGGGATATGTGTTATTATAGGGTAAATGAGGAAAAAGGAGGAGCAAGAGAGGTCAAGATGAGTAAGAACTGGAACGGTGCAAAGTGGATAAGACGGGAGAGGCGTCTTGCTATCTACATGCGTGATGGCCTTGCCTGTGTGTGGTGCGGCTCTAGCCTTGAGGATGATGGGGTCACTCTATCTCTTGACCACATAGTTCCCGTGTCCCAGGGTGGCAAGAACGTATCCAGAAACCTAGTAACCAGTTGCCGAAAATGTAACTCGGTTCGCGGCGACCGCTCCCTTCACGACTTTGCCTCTGCGGTGGCCTATTACCTTAATCGTGGCGTCGTAGCACAGAGTATCGTTGCCCATGTCCTGGACTGTGCCAGTCGCCCTGTAGACTTGAGAGTAGCACAGCGTATCATGAGTAAGCGAGCCAACTGGCAAAGAGCGTTGGAAGACGCCAATGAAATAAGAAAGGAGGAGCAAAAATGAAGACGGCATTATTTCGGGTCGTATTTGGCTTGTGCTTTGCGGGAGGTGCGTCCTACGGGATACACACAGTGGTGCAGGGTACACCCTACTGGTGGATGTTGCCCTTGTTCATTGTGTTTGTGTCGCTAGGGGCGTACGTTTCATATCGAAGTAGCAACAAGGGAAAGGAGGAACAAAAATGAAGATGGCTCTATTAGCAACTATCGTCTCCGCAGTGGGCATCCTGTACGGACTTATCGTACTCGCTGCCAAGACCCCGTACTGGTGGGGATCTGTTATCCTCGGTATAGCCCTTTTCTTTGGGTTATACGTGGGTGTCCGCCTGCAGGAGAAGGCCAAACAGGATGAGTCGAAGAAGGATGAGTAGCCCGTTAAAGGGCGAGAGTCCTCTGGCTATGAGACCGGGTATACGAACCCGGTCCCCGGAGGCCGCAAGGGGGTAAAGAAAGATGAGTCTAGGTAAGTGTTCGATAAGGGGATGCGGTAGGGAAGCAGGGGTACTGTACCCTCTACTCGCTGGAAGTCCTGCCTTCTGTAGAGAGCATCACAACTCAAGGGATGCGGGGCGGTTCGGTTGCGATTTGGGTGACAATTTCGACCCTCCAATGGAGGATATGGACTCAGAGAGGGAGTATGGGTTTGAGGAGCCACTGCTCACCAGGAGAGGGTTCATCTGGGTTGATATAGATGGGGACGAGCATAGGCTGTCGGATATTGACGATCGTTACTTGGGCAACATTATCGGCTACCTGAAGCGTAAGACATTGGAAGGGCTGGAGGGTGCCGAGAGGACTATCAAGTTTCTGGAGAGAGAATCCAGGCGGAGGCTGGATAGGAAAGGAGGGGCATAACGATATGGCACTTACAGAAGCAGATAGACAGAAGATGGACAACTTGGCGGCGGATTTCCAAAACGCACTGGTGGACCGGGAGATTGACGACAATCTCCTACGGGAACTAGCCAACTGTTGGCGGGATCACATCGGCGCTGGGCATAAGCGTCTCGGGCGTGTCCTGCTGGAGTATGCAGATAGCAACAACAAAGGGAGTGGAAAGTCGTGAGAACACCTTTAGCGCGCAAGAGGATGATAGCAGACAAGATGTTGGCATATTTCAAGGGACATAGCGTGGCAACCTGTCGGCAAACATACCCCATGCTCTGTCGCGTGTCGGAAGCCATAGGTGAAGAACTTCCTGATGTCTGGAAGGCGTACAACTTGCTACGGGAGGTGGCAAGGTTGGAGCTGAACTCGCCCAACGGCAAGAAGGGGTTTCGCGTGCTGGACTATACGTCCATTTCACTTCACGTTCCAGATAGACCTAACCTGCCTATCTGCGAGGCGTGCCGATGTCCTGTGCTGAAGTTGTTGCGGAGAACGTTCCCGACTATAGAGATAAAGGAGACCACATGAGTGACGGACTTTTAACCGTAAAAGAAGTAGCAATCCTGCTACGTGTGTCGGACGAATCAGTCTACAGGCTCTGTCGCAGTAAGCGTTTACGGGCGACACGTGTCGGGGGGCTCTGGCGTATTCCCCGAGAGTCTGTTGCTGGGATACTAGGCGGGAACCAAGAGCTGGAGGTGCATGAGAACGTGTTTGATGCCGAGCAGGAGGCGACCAGCGTGACGGAAAAGAGTACAGTAACTGATAGGCGCAGAATCTCGGGACCTGCGGTTGGCCTAATTAATATAGCTCGTACTGAGGCCGCATTATCGCTTAGGGCTGATGGCTTAACCTACCAGGCCATCGCAAAACGACTCGGAGTGACTAGGCAGCGTGTACACCAGCTACTGACCAAGCGTGTACGCCCTTCCAAGGCACGCACGAAGCTTGAGGCGGGAAGGAGCTGGGACGGTATGACAGTACGAAACTTAATTTACGCTTTGTCTTGGTACGATTTCGGTGCGCCTGTACTGGTGGAGGCTTGCGGCGGAGGCTATGAGTCTGGAGTCTTCGTAGGGACAATGAGTGTGTCCAAATGTAGCGAGGACACTCTCCTCTACGGGGATTATGAGCCTTGTGCCGAGGACGCTGGGTGTATTAAGGCTGTAGTGGTCGGTGGTAAGCAGAGAGTCAAGGCCTAAGCGGTGAGTACTGATTGGAACAACGACAAGATAGTGTATAATTAAGAGGGAGGTATTAGCATGATAAATGTTGCAGTATGGCAACTGGTACTCTACATCTTAGCCGGTGTTGCCTTGGGAGCGGTTGTTGCAGTATTATCCTTCACACGGGGGAAGCAGGCTACCGGATTGCTACCAACTCCCCAAACAGGCGGTGTAGTCAGCGACAAGGGTCCCGACCCAACAGCGGCTTTAGTTGCGGCGGCAACCAGGCGTGATAAGGTGGCATCGTTTCTCAAGAACCGTGTAGCTAATAAGAGAAACATAACGGTAGACGAGGCGGCGAAATGCCTCGACGTGTCCCCGCGCAGGATCAGGCGATTGCTGGACGATAACGTCTTAATGGGGATACCTACTCCTGGTGGTGGTCGGCTTGTGTCGGCCGTTTCCGTCCTTGATGTGATAGACCGTCGGGAGGTCGCTTTGGCGGCGAAGACGTCGTCGACGAGGATTAGTCAAGAAGAGACCGTGCGACCTTTGGCGGAGCCACTTGAGCGTAGGGAGCCGATTGGACAATTTGCTAAGGAGCTCACCGATGATAAGGAGTCTACCAAGGGTGGGGAACTCGCCGAGGAGCCTACCGAGACAACGAAACTCAAGCCTGGTCCCAATCAATCCTACTGGTACTACGTGGCTGGTCACGATAAGCCACTGGTCAGCATAAGGGAGGCATTGCGGGTTCTGGGTCTGGATTATAAGTACACCGGCTGGGGCGATATACCGGCCTATATAAGAAACAAGATGCGACGCGAGAAAATCGAGAAAGTGTTATAGCGTCGGAAGGAGGAGCACAATGAGCGATAAGCGCAACAGGGAACACTTCAAAGCTGGCATCAATTTGCCCTTGGAGGAGAGGGGCGGTGAGGGCGAATTGCCCGACGAGGATGATCCGTCCTCTTCCGTTGATTGGGTTGCTGTGCATGAACTATCTGTCCTGTGTCCGATGATTTTCTGTCGCCCGAGCGACGGAGATTTAGACCGCATCTATGTGCAGTGCCACAATGGTTGTCCTTTGCAGGGAAGGGTAGTCTCATAATGCCAATCGGAACGGGAAGATACCGATCCTACTACGGGCCACCACCAGCCTTGCCCGACCTTGAGACTTTACCATTCCCCGGCGCCTTAGTCCGACAGTGTAAGGACTGCAACTTGGGCGAGAAGTGTAGAGCTCCCGTTCCCGGGGAGAATATCGACCCTAGTGTTGACATAATGTTGGTCGGTCAGAATCCTGGTAAAGCCGAGGATCAACGAGGCCACCCCTTCATCGGGGCAGCGGGAGAATATCTCGATTCCCTCTTGTTTCAGGCTCGTGTTCCCCGCGACAGCGTGGCAATCACCAATCTCGTAAAGTGCTTAACCCCAAGCAATCGCCAGCCATCACCCGCCGAAATACGAGCGTGTTCCAAGTGGCTGGACTTGGAAGTGGATGCCGTTGACCCTTACATTATAGTGGCAATGGGAAAACCTGCCACTGAACACTTCCTAGGGCCCGACTGCGGTTCTATGGAGCTGCTCAACGGAAAGCCCATCTGGCTGAATGGCCGTATCATCCTACCCATGTACCACCCTGCTGCTGCTTTACACGATACCTCCAAACTGCGACAATGCAGCGAGGCGTTTCAAACTCTACAGGGACTGGTCGGCGGTTCCACTTGGCGGGCTTACCATGTCAGGGACGAGTACCCCGATCCGGAATACCGTGTTGCCGATACCCCTCAACTGCTAAAGCGAATGAGGGATGAAGCCCGTGATAGCAGAGAGTTCGGACTGGACACCGAGCAGTGCCGAGGTAAACCTTGGAGCTATCAGGTGAGCACTTATCCCGGCACCGGATGGTTTGTTCCGATACCTGAAAACCATAACGGTCGCATTGACTTTACAGACTGGCCTGCGACGGCGATCGTTCATAACTACCTATATGACATACAGTTTATCAAGCTACGGGACGATGGATTTTCAGACTCAATGACTTTAGCTTATCTGGTGGGCGAAGTACAGGGTTTGAAGGAACTGGGGCGGCGACTATGCGGAGTCCCGATGCAGTCCTATCGTGAGATAGTCCGCCCCGGCCAGCAAAAGCTATCAATGGAGTATCTATTCAAAGCCCTCAAACAGGAGTGGCCAGACCCGCCACTGATAGAGGAAACTAAATGGGACAACAAGAAAGGTGAGATTATCACTCGGCAGAGGAAACCATGGCCCATATCACGGAAGATGAACAAAATGCTCAACGACATGGAGAGCAACTACGACCTTGATCTATGGGCTCGCTGGCATAGCATCCCCGCCGAGGAGAGGGCTGTGGTGGAATCCGTGCTGGGAGCCATGCCTGAGTCTTCGCTAGCGGACATTCCTAGAGACCAAGCTATAGAATACTCAATTCGCGACTCGGATGTCACGCTTCGTGTCCACCACAAACTCATGAAGATTATTGACAAGCTTGGTATCAACTTCGTCCAGTACATCGACCTCGGTATCTTGCCGATGGTGAATGCTATGATGGCTAACGGCATGGCTGTAGACCTCGACCACTACCGCCGACTGTCCGAGGACTACGATCACCGTATGCGCTTAAGAGCCGCGGAGTTGGCCGCAATGGTAGGGCATTCGTTCAACCCCGCCAGTTCGCAGCAAGTGGCGACGGTAGTTTATGAAGAGTTAGGTTTCAAGCCTACCAAGTTCACGACCACTGGGCTAATCTCCACCGACGATGCCGAATTGAAGAAGACTGGACACCTCGTGGCTGAGGGTGTAATACGGTATCGTGGAATTCAGAAGCTCAAGTCAACATATGCTGACAATATGATTTATTCCGCTCGCCCGAACCAGGATGGCGTACCTCGTATCCATACGGTGTTGAAGACGACCAGGGTAGAGACCGGGAGATTGAGTTCGGCTAAGGCGGAGGACGGGACTGGTGCTAATTTGCAAAATATACCTACCCGGAGCAAGGAAGCTAAAGCGATTAAGAACGGGTTTATTGCCCCCGGTGGCAAGCTGCTGCTTGAGGGAGATCTGAAACAAATTGAGCTAAGAACACAGGCACATTTGGCTAACTGCAAGGGGTTGATAGAGCTATTCTTGTCTGGTAGAGACCCGCACACTACCACAGCGTCTAGGCTGTTCAATGTCTCCTACGAAGAGGCTGGTAAGGACAAATATCGTTACCCGTGTAAAAGAGCTGGTTTTGGAATTATCTACATGATTGGTGCTTATGGTCTATCTACCCAAATCAACGAATATATCGCCGACCTCAAAATGGAGGGCGAACCTGTGGACATTGAGCCTTGGGACGAGGAGCGATGTGGCCAGTTCATCGAGGAATACTATAAGCTGTACCCGGAGATCAGGATGTATCAACGAACGCAACTGGCACAGGCTCGTCGGCATGGGTATGTGCAGGACATGTTCGGGAGGATACGCTACATTCCCGAGGTGAGCTGCCCGATAAGGTCTGTTCAGGAAGCAGGAGCGAGGATGGCGGCAAATTTTGCGGTTACAGCATGCTTGCCTACGGATACTAGGGTCACGACCAGGGGTGGTTGGTTGCCTATCGGGGAGTTTAAGAGCGGTACAGAGGTGTGGACGGGTGAGAAGTGGGCGAAGGCGACAAGGCTGTCTATGGGTGTCCACCCTAGAGTTAGGCTGCACTTGAGCGATGGTCGTGCGTTTGACTGCGACACTAATCACAAGTTGCTAGTGCAAACAGGGCCTTGGCCTGTCTGGAAGAACGTACTTGAGATGAGAGATGATGAACCCCTATCGCAGGACTTCTCCACGGACTGGGGTCAGGCTATTGGCGATCCAGAGGACTGGTTTTGGGCTGGCAGATTCGTAGGCGACGGCTGGCTGTCTGGTCACGGCAGCCGCTATCAGTGTTGCTGGAGTATTGCATTCGGGTACAAGGAGGCGGAAGACGGGCTACGATTCTGTGAGTGGCTGGATTCTAAAAGGATTGGTGGACGGAATAGGGCTAGACCACAAGGCTATCACTGGTACTACTACGGTGAAAAAGGCAATTTCAATATCGGGGGTGGCACCAAGGCTGGTCAGGATCTGTGGCTGTCTTTGGGCATGGAACGGAGGCGGGCTAAGGAAAAGCGTATTCCCTTCCTTGTGTTCACACTAAATCGTGAGCGACGACGAGCCTTTCTAGACGGCTACACTAGTGCCGACGGGGTTACGGACAATCATAGATGGCAGATAACGAGTGCCTCACGTGAGCTGCTAGAAGATACAGTTAGATTGGCTGAGAGCCTCGGGCTTTGCGCTTGGATCGGTGAGGGAAAGACGAGAACCTACTGGCATGGCAAGCCGTCCACACTTTGGCCTTGTTACATTCTAAAGAACCATCGCCCTCTCACCATACTCCGAAGCGAAGTGCTGTCCCCAGAGGAAATGTACACGCTTTCTGTGGACGATGATCGCCACGCCTTTGCTTCCGAGGGTCTCATCTCCAAGAATTCGGCACAGGGTATAATTAAGGCAGCAATGGTCGAGATATGGCAGGGATTGCCGAACACCCCCTGGCGAGATGTTAAGACGCTACTCCAGATACACGACAGTCTCCTGTTTGAGGTTTCAGATGACACGGAGTATCTTGGCGGGTTCCTGCTCTGGGTCAAGCACATCATGACAGGTGTTGCTCACTTGTCTGTCCCGATTGAGGTAGACTTCAAAGTAGGTAGACGGTGGGGAGAGATGAGAAAGATTGCCCTGCAAGGCGTTGACAAGTCTATGTCGTCTATGCTAACATAGAAAGGAGAGACGGACATGGCAGTTAAGAGAGTAAATATGGACATTGACGCTGGTCTTTGGAAGCTGGTGAAGAAGGCTGCTATTGACCAAGACATTGAGTTACGCGAGTGGGTGACTCAAGCTCTTGAGGAGAAGTTAAATGTCACCGATGTCAGAGAGGAAGAAACGGTACCAGAGGGAGTATCGAGCTAGAGATAGAGAGAGACTGAAAGAGAAGCAGCACACCTATTACTTGGACAATAAGGAGCAATTCCGCAGGCGTGCTAGGGAGTATTATCAGCGTCACAAAGATAAGATTAAGGCTGATGCAGTCCGTACAGGCAAAGTGCTTAGGCGGAAGCAGAGAATGGCTGTACTGTGGTACTATAGCGGTGGGGCTATGACATGTGTTCGGTGTGGCTTCCCCGATATACGGGCACTGGTTCTTGACCACATTAACGGCGGGGGTACCGAGCACAGGAGGACTATGAAAGCAGGGACCAATGTCTGGCTTTGGCTGGCTAGGCACGGGTTCCCTCCCGGATACCAGATTCTTTGTGCCAACTGCAATGCCATCAAAGCACGGGAGGAGAACGAGTACGGTAGCAATAGCTTTATTGGCGATGACTGGCGGAGTCGGTTTGATTGGAAGAGGCAACTGGAGGAGCTTGGGTTGCACAAGCGTGGTAGAGCTTGGTCATTGCCGACAGGGATGCTGAATAGCGAGGCGGAAAGTGGGTAGTGCAGAGAGGGTCAGTGGCCTAGCATTTGAGAAGATTAGTGCACAGGTGAGGATACTGGGCAGCGAGAGCGGTAACACGGTCGCTGTAGTCAGTTACACGAGAGGAGATAGCGACGCACAACTGGAGTTCATTGAAGGAGGCGACGAGCCACGTCAGGTCAAGGATGCCGCTTGGTTCCTGAAGGTGAGGCGGGAACTGCAATCCCGTTGGGGGAACCTTATGGGGTGGAGGGAGCCGTGATGCACGTTGGTGTTGGAGACAAGTTGTCAATGAACCTGTCGAGAGTCGGGATACCCGGATACGTGAAGTGCGTTGTGTATCAGTCTGCGATTCTAAGTGGGAGGGACGGCTTTATCATCAGGATCCAAGAGGGAAAATTTGAAGGTGGTTACTTCTGGTTGCCTGAGGAGGATCTATTGCTGTCCCTACGTGGGGCGGGAGGACACCTCAGCTTCATACCAGTTGTTATCCCCACGCGGAGATCTCGTGGATTCTTTGAGACACAGTGCCTCCTCTACGGTGGCATGACCACCATGTTAGTTTTTGACGAAGGTAAAAGCGACTTCACTACCGCTCTCTCAGTAGGCTTTGATGGGTGTCTGTGAAAAAGGTTATGACTGGCGTGGCTAAACTTGCAGTGCCGATTGAGGTAGATTTTAAGATAGGGAAAGCGTGGGGCGAGATGGAGAAATTTCCTGTGGGGGCTTGACAAATAATGTGCTGTGCTGTATAATGGGAGAAAGATGAAAGAAGGGGAGTGTAAAGCAATGAGCGTATTTGTGCAACTTGGAAAACAGGCGATCTACCTTGCCGACTTCGTGAAAGACAATATCCTGCCAAGTGATTCTGTCAACTTGGTCGTGACATCGCCACCCTATAATGTTGACATTCAATACAACTCACATAACGATGCCACTGGATATGACCAGTATCTGCGGTTCACGAGGAATTGGTTGGAGAGGGTTTACACAATTCTGCGGGATGATGGAAGGTTATGCCTGAATATCCCGCTGGACAAGAACCGTGGGGGGCAGCAGAGCGTCTTTGCCGACATTATTACTATTGCTAAATCTGTGGGCTTTGGCTACTATTCGTCCATTGTGTGGAACGAGCAGAACATATCGCGGAGGACGGCTTGGGGGTCTTGGCTTAGTGCCTCTGCCCCTTGCGTGATAGCGCCCGTGGAAATGGTTGCCGTTCTATACAAAAGACAATGGAAACGGCTACATCGCGGGGTGTCTGACATTGCTAGAGATGAGTTTATATCTTGGACGAATGGGGTGTGGAGCTTTGGCGGCGAGTCAAAGAAAAGGATTGGTCACCCTGCTCCCTTCCCCGTTGAACTCCCCCTGCGCTGTATAAAGTTGTTCAGCTATGTGGACGACCTTGTCGTTGACCCTTTCGTAGGTAGTGGCTCCACCTTAGTGGCTTGCCATCGCACTAATCGCAATGGCATCGGAGTCGACATAGACACCACATATTGTGAATTGGCAAAAGACCGATTGGTCAAGGAGGTAGCCAATGCCGTCAGATAGGGATGCACAGGCGCTGAGAACCACGGAAGGCCGCACCTTTGAGGTGATAGTTGCTAGGGTACTGAACGAGCTACTTGCGGACGATGACATCTGTGTGGTTCGAGCAAAAGGCTCATCCCTAAAGGAGTTATCGGTCAGCGATGCTGACCTATATAGCATAATGGACTTTACCCGTATCCCGATGAAGAGGATATGCGACCAGTCCCAACTGCCTGATTATCCAGACCTAGACTTGTTTGCTCTTTGCCGGAGCTACGGACGTGCTGGTTTCTCCTACCGACTATTGGCAATTATCAACTGCAAAGTTTCCTTCCACGCTAGACATACTGAGACGGCCTTCTGGGGGCTTCTCACGCGACTCACATCTAATATACCCTTTGTGGTAGTCACAGAGGATCGGGACATATACAAGCCCAAGTCCAGCGAACTAGGTCGGTCGTGTAGTGAATCTACAGCAACTAGACGCATATTGGAAAGCTTTTCGGATAGAGTGTATCTTGTTAGCAAGTTCAGGGGTGAGGATGACCCAGCGTTGTCAGCTTGTATTGTCACAGCTAAGCGTGGTGCTTCTGTTTATCCTGTATTCGATAATCCTAAGATACCGAACCATACGCAGTATTGTCGCAGTGTTCGTCCCATTGATGACTTACCTGCGGACTTGCGAAGATGGCGTGTCGATATTGTTGGAGGCAGCAGCGATGTCTAGCATGGGTAGCGAGGGTATTACTATCGTCCTCTGCCCCGAATGTGGCTCTAAAATGCACAGGATGGGCAAGACCTGGTCGGGCAGGAAGCAGGTTCAGCGCTACCGATGCCCGAAGTGCGGTAGGACTTACGCTCCTGTTGACAGGCAAAAGGAAGGCTGATGTTTGTTTGTGATATATGTAAATCTAAAGGGATAACGAGGGACCTATCCACTCAAAGGGAGCTGGAGGTTCACAAGAAGTATTTTCATGGGATATCGCATGACGGACAGAATATGCCTAGTAGGCGAGGACAGGCTAACGGGTCCTGTCCGGAATGTGGGGGGACGCTCTTCCATGAGGAAGGATGCGTCAAGTGTCTCTGCGGGTACACGAAATGCTAGAAGGGGGAATCAATGAGCAAAAAAGAAATAGAAGAAGCGATTGAAAAATTGAAAGAAGATACGCAGCATCCAACATCACAATATATGCCTGAATTGCTGAGGGCTGAGCAATTAGGCATTGAGGCATTGGAACAGATAATTCAATGTCGTAAAGTGCCTTTCCTGCAAACCTGTATGAATAAATTACCCAGCGAAACGATAGAACAGGAGTAAATTGGGATTTGTAGAAGAATGGCAACGAGCCGAAATGGAAGATAGAGCTTGCGGAGGAGTTGATTCTATTCCAAAAGATGAGTATTGGGATTATGTTTGTGCGTGTGGTTATGCCCTAAATGATGATTTTGAATATGGTAGGAAAATGAAAATAGATAAAGCGATAGAAAAGGGTTTGTTGGGCAGATTACCCAGCGAAACGGAGGAATAAATGAATATTTACTTAAAAGCATGGAAGTTATTATTGGAGCGATTAGAACAAAAAACAGGTTGGGGTAAAGAAGAACTCAAAAAGCTAATGCTGAAATGCTTGCTGGATGCAGGCGAGGAGGAACAAAATGCCAATAGACAATAGAATCAATAACATGATTGCCGAGTTATACGAGACCCGGCAGAAGAAAGCGGAACTGGGCGAGCTGGAGAAGGCGATACTGGAGGCGTTAAAGCCCTTGGTGGACCCGAAATTTGACAAGCTTCCCGACGCACCTATCGTGGTAGGCGATATCCAGTTCAGCCGAAGTTCTGGGGTGAGCAGAACCATCAAGGGCGACCTGCTACTGGAGCGTGGTGTAGCGCCCGATGTGATTGCTTATGCCACGAAGACCACCAAGTACTTTCGCTACTTGACCGGTAAACCAAAGGCAAATAAAGCGTCATGATCAAGCGACCTGAATAGGATTCTTGCGATGGAAGTTAGAGAAGACAGAAAGAGAGGCGAACTTGTGGATACACTAGGTTCTAGAGAACTTGAGACTCTCCGACTGATGTCCTCAGGGTACGTGTATCGCGAGGTCGCGGAGGTTATGGGCATAAGCCCACAGACGGTGAAGAACTGCCTAGCCGTAGTTAGGGGAAAGCTTAACGCGCGTACCACTGCTCATGCGGTCGCAATCGCCAAGGATCGTGGTCTAATCTGAAAAGAGAATGTACCTTAAAGAGCTGATACTTTGCATAGAAGGAGCTGATAATGAAACAGGTTAATAGTTGGTCAGAGGTTACAGATAAGGAGATTGAGGTCATCTGGGGAAGGATCTCCCAACTGAAAGCTGAGATAACTCCCGTTGACTGCGACGGTGACCCAGTAATTGAGATAATCATGATTGACCGTCGCAAGTACGAACCCATGCACTATTTCCCTGTGCCATACAGGGAACAAGGCGAAGCAGAGTACGAAGATGAACTGCTTACCAACCTAGACATAGCTCTGGAAGCCTTAAGAAGGTTCCGAAAAATCAAGAAAATCTGTTCCGTCTAGATTATCCAAGGGGGGCTTGACAAATTTTTCCTACTAATGTATAATACCTCTTGTATGGGTGGACGTACAGCACGACCAACAAGGTTTTCATACGAGCTAGATGCTGGTGCTTTCGATCAACGCTTCAGCTGCAGACTTGAGTTCTCAATAATAAAAGTTATGGGGCTGACAAGCTCGGGTTGGGGCTAACGCAGGTACCGGGTCTAGCTTTTCATTTTTGTGAAGGAGGTAAGGAAATGGAAATCGGAGACACGAAACTTATAGACGGCAAGAGATACCACCTGCTTAAGCAAGGCATCACCAAAGCCGAAGCCATTAGATCGGCTAACTGGCAACGGCGTGGCGGAGATTCTGCTCGTATCGAGAAGGTCGCACGGGGCAACTACCGTGTTTGGGTGGGAGGTAAATAGAATGGCTAATTACGCATGGGAAAACAAAGGGCTGGACGAGCACTCTGCCAAAGAGCTGTTCCTCTGGATAGAAAATGATGGAGACCTCTACAGACGGCAGTATACACCGATAATCAAGAACCTCGTTGCCAAGAAAGCAAGGGGTGTTTACGACTCCACGAAGGCGGCAAAGTTGTTCGGTTATCTGGCTGAGTCGGGTGCTAAGTCCTACAACAAACAGGTAGGTGATGGTGTGGAGAGAATACCTTCATACTTCCCCAAGAAGGTGCGAGATGCTGTGGCAGAGGAATTGCGGGATAGGTTTGAGGATGAGTATGAACTTGGCAACTATGACCATTACACTCCGAAGAAGTATCAGAAGAAGGCGGCTAAGAAGAAAACAGCGAGAAAGAAATCGTCCCCCCGACTGAGTGTCAGGGGATTGAGATAAGGAGGATAGAGATATGGCAACAGGAATAAAATGTCCCAACAGAAAGTGTGGCTCAACGCGAATTTGGCGAAAAGGCATGACTCCCACTCGTCAGGGTGAAAAGCAGCGCTATGTATGCTTCAAGTGCGGTAGAACGTTCTACCTGCCCGGCGCCAAGCCCGTGAAGCCGAGGAAGAGATGATAGGAGAGGAGGATAGAAGAGAGATAGAATGACCGCCATTTTAGTCCGTAGGTCGAGAGTAGGCTCTGTGCCACGAAAGAAGTATCTAATCGGTGGCCAAGGCAGCCTTCATGCTTATGCTGACACCTTGGCCGAGGCGAAGCAGGCTGGTAAGACCATCGCCGACAGGGAATACCTGCGTGGTAAATGGAACATAGCTTTTATCACGATCCCGATACTGGAAGCCGACAACGCGATCGGGTCGAGCGTATATCGCCACACCGGCTGGAGAATGTATGTCCCGGTGAGAGGAACCGGGATACACTATAAAGATATCGTAGCGAGAATTAGGAAGCGACACAATGTTGCTCCTATGGTTTGGACAAAGAGTTGATTGATAGCAACAAGGAGGTAGCAACATGAGTAATGGGATGATCACAAACACTTTACCAACAATCGTCGGGATGGGAGTTGTCTCCCGCACCGCAGAGGTGGCACTAACCCCTCGCGGAAGGCGTGCTGTGGCGAAACGCAGGGCGAAGGGCAGACTACCCAAGATATACAGGGGTCCCCGCGGTGGAAGGTACATTATCAAGAGAGGTCGGAGGATTTATATTTAGGAGGTAGAGCATGAAAAGTGTAAAGAAAACACGCAAGTTTGGCAAGTTTGGTGGGAAAACCTACAGGCTACATGAATGGTACACCAGTAAGTTTGTGGCTAGTGTTGCCGCGAAGAACCTGAAGGCACAAGGCTACAACGTGAGGATTACCCTCAGACCTAAGAGCAAGGCTGGTGGGTACCCGCTCATGAACCTGTGGTATGTCTGGAAAAGGAAGAAATAGAACCCTACTAGGATGGCTCTTGACAAAACACAACCATTATGTTATTCTTAAAGTTGATTGCCTCTGAGGCTTTGGCCGTACGAGCGTGGATGCACCGACTCAGGTTGGTGCATTCGCATTTTGTGGCGGGGACTTGACAACTCCTCTTTTTTATGTTATTTTATAAATAGGTAGGTAGCATGAAATGACACCGAAACTGAGATGCCCCGAGTGTCGCTCCGTCCGATTGACCAGGGACGGCACTCAAGTATCGCACCGCAGGAGAGTACAGCGCTACTTGTGCCAGAACTGCCTGCGCCGAACCATATACCCTCACAAAGACGGTAGGGGGCCATCATAATGTCTGTAGCCAGTTCACGCAGACGTGGTCGCAGGGAATCATACATTCCCACTAGGACACAACAGGGGGCGGAAGCACCTCCCGAAGAGCAAGCGCCCGGGACTACTGCCGCTACCGTTGCTACCGTTGAAACTGTAGCGACTATTCCCAGTGTCGTAGCACCAGCCCCCACTACCATATCACAACGAAGGCGGGCTGGTATCACGACCCCAGCGCGGAGAGCTACTGCCCTTGTGCAAGAGGCGACTGTGGTTGCCGCCCCTCCAGTGTCTGCTGGTGTTGAAACCGTAGATATCACCAAGATGCCTGCCTCCGAGGTGGCGACCCTTTTGTGGCCTGCCCGTGAAACAGGTCGTGGCCGTGGCGATAGAGGTGGCGGACTAAGCGGAGACACCCTGGCGAAAGCCCATTACCTCAAGGGATTGGGGTTTTCCTCTGCCGATTTGGTACTACTCCTCCGCGAGAGCGGGGTGCGTACCAGTGAGGGCGAGCTGGGCTACATCTTAGCCAGCATTGCGGGCAAAACCGCCCCTGAAGGTGTTGACGCAGCGTGGTACAACCAGCAAATAGCCGAGATGGACGCGGAGTTGGCTGAGGCCAAGGAGCAAGTTCAAAAGAATATAGCAAAACTCAAAGCGAGTGGGAAAGACTACGAGAGATCAGACATCATACGCATATACAAGAACGCTTATCCCAAGTGGAGCGACCAGTATCAGAGAAAGGCGAAGGAGCTTCCACGGAAACTAGCCCATGAAGCGAAGACAGCTGCCTATAAAGCCAGACAGGCGATGCTTGAAACCGTGGAAGTCAGCGATATATCCATACCCGCTACGGAGCAGGAGTTAGCACGAGCCGAAACCGAGAAGGCTTCGGGTCGGAGTTGCCCCGCTACCATAGAGACTTTCAAAGTTAAACTTAAGGATGGCTCTTACGTCTTGGTCCAAGCCATTGATAACCCCACCGCCGATGTTAACGGCGAGGATATTGCCCAGCAAAAGGCGGAGGCTGCGGGATATAGCGTTGCCCATGCTACCAAGGTGATAGGCGATGAAACCGTGACTTATAAGAAGATGCCTACAATCGCCATCAATCAGTGGGAACTGGACACCCAGCGCGGTATCAAGACACTTAACGCCGCCGACCAAGCTCAGGCTGAACGATTGGCGGAAATGTACGGGTTGACCGTTAAGGGTATCAAGCAGACCGGGACGGAGCAACTCACCACAGCCCAAGCTCTTGAACGAATCAGAAACGCTTATGCTAATAGTCCGTTGTTCGGCGCTGAGGCTGTTATGAACTACGCAGCGAATCCGAAGATAGCACAACTACTGTTTGGTGAGGACTACCAACCGCCTGTTGCCGGCAGTGTTCCTATTCGGCTGAGCAACGGTATTGTCGCATTCCTGTCCCCAGAGGATGTTGCGGCTCTGCAAAACTTACCGACCTACAGTTCAGCTAAAGGCACTCAGGGGAACATGCTGGCCGCGACATACGAGGGTTTGGTGGCTGCGTTGGGTGTTTTAGTTGATTATACTCGTAGCTTTGTTACTGTACCCGTCACCGACCTACTTGGGAGTTTATTTGCTGGTCTTTCACAGCCGGTAGCGGGAGCGGAACCTGAAACGGTAGATGCTCCCTTCATCGGACTCACTGACGAGGAACGGAAGGCCGTGGACGACGCAACCGCCGCTGGTTGTGCTGAAGGCTACTGCACTGGTGATATTGAGGCACATTTCACCCCTCGAATGTATCAGGTTAAGAACAAAGATGGGTCGATTGTGATAGTGCAGGCTTTGAGCGACGAGTCAGCAAAGGATAAGGCGATAGCCGCTGGTTATGATGCAAAAGTAAGCGTGGGTCGTATCTTTGGCGACGTCAACACGTGGCAGTACCAGGACTATGTAGATGTTCCGAGTCTCGTGGCAGACAAGGGAGAGGGAGGGGCCATTGAGCTATTGTCCAACACCGGCACTCCTAACGCCGAGGAGGTAGTGCAGTCATGCTGTCAGCCTCCACCTGTCGAGGAAACGGAACCTGAGAAACCAAGTAAGTTACAGGGAGTTTTGCAGTGGTTAGGCTCCCCGTCCAAACCATTCATGCCTGAGTGCGAAGTAGGTCAACCTTACATGACCCCTTGGGCTACGCGCGAGACCCAGAAAATGATAACCACACCAGAGGAAGCGGCACAGTTGCGAGCACTTTGGATGAACATCGCTCCCACCAATCTGGATGTTATAGGTTACGGGACGGCTTTAGCCACTCTTGGTATCAGCTCGCTGGCTCCCAATCTCGCTGCTCGTGTTCTCGGCAGAGTAGGTACGGTTTTAGGGAAAACATGGAAATGGGGGATGACACCTGTGCAGGTTTCTGGTAAGCTGGGAAGATTTGCTAGGCCCACTGCGAAGTTCCTGAGTGGGATGAAGCGTGCCCTTGTCTCTGCTACGCCGCCTGCTACTACCACAACACTGACCGCAGTGGGTTACGGGATACACCACGACCCAGAGACCATCGACACAAAAGTAAATAGGCAAATACAGGCGACCCGAGACATGGGGCAATACGATCAACTCCAGCAAGACTTCGTGGACTCTGGGGGCAACGCCGAGAACTTTGACGAAGCCCTAGCAGCCAGCTTCAGAGACTACTACGCGGGGAGTATGGAGTACTCGTCCGACCCCTTCATCCGTGCATTAGGTATCGGTGCTAACTGGTTAGGTGGTCCTCTGAAATCAATGCAGAATTGGCCAGCCATCATAAGGATACCTGCGTCGGGCGTTTACCAGATAGTGGCTCCTGCTACCGTCGCCCATGAACTATACCCTGAAGTCGGCAAGAAGGCACTGGCGACCTTGGTTCCGTACTATGGTGCGATAACCGCGGCTGGAGTACTGATGTGGGATCAGCTATCTCCTCTGGAAAAGACTGCTGTTGTTGGGTTCACGCTTCTACCCGGACTGGAACCCGTGCTGACACCGAAGATGGCGAACTTTGTTAGAACCGTGGCCAAAAAGACTGGAAGACCGATCCCGCCTTATAGCTCCGCCACCATCTTGGAGAACATGAAGCCTTGGTACGCTGTAGAATTGCCCGAAGGCGTTGTTGCTGTAGGACTGAAGATAGGGAAGTATCCCATCATCGGATTTTCAGGTAACGGCCTCACGATCGGCACGCTCGGGGTCACGTTACCGAAGGGGAAGCTGGCAGGGGCCAAACCTCTCACTACGACGGAACTCAAGATGCTGTCAAAGTTCCTGAAGCCTAAGGACAGGGCTTTACTGAAGACACTAATCAAGGAAGCCGAGTCTCTTACCGCCCTAAAATCCAAGATAAAAGGTGATTTCAAGTATATGGGCACCGAAAATGTCAGTCCGCTGGGGGAGGAAGCCCTATTTGCCGTGCTTGCCCGCGAGGGTGGTGGTAGAGTGACTAGGCTCTACGGCACCGCCAGTATGCGACCGCAGCTGGCCAAGTTGCTAAGAGAGGGCGGAAAGCTGTCCAAGAAAGATATAAGGGTGATGAAGGCGATGAAGGCCAGGGACTTCGATGTTGACACATTTCTTAGCAACGCCCAAGCTGAAGCACTGGCCGCAAAGATTGCCAAGATGTGGAAGACCACCGAGAGGGGCAAAACGGTAAAGGTGGCTGTCAGCGGCAACACCGGCCTAAAGACTGCTGTCACTATCAACGGCGAAGCGGCACTGGATTTACATCCCTACGGCTTCTCCTACTGGCCTAAAACTGAGGGCAACATGGGTCTCGGTGTATCGTATCCTGAGCCCGATGTTTTATCGGCCGTTAGGGTGGGTAAGCCGCTACGGAACGCAGGTCTGTTTTCCGACCTGAAGATTGGGGATAGACCAGTCGGGTACGTCTATGTAATGTCCTTGGCTGAATCCGGTAAGCGCAAAGCCCTTGAGTTGTGGGAGTTCAACCTTAACACGGGCAAGCTTGTCATGCGGACGGCCAGATTGAAGGACATAGCTGATGGTTACAGGGCAATGTACCAGTTGCGTGGGAAAGCAGCGGCCGAGCAGTACCTACTGACAAGGGTAAATAAGGCACAAGAACTGCGAGATGCCGGGCTAATACCCACCAAGGACTGGGTCAAGTTCAAGCAGGACATGGTTGATCTCGGCAAGACTGTCGAGAAGAGCATAAACAAAGGAGAATGGGGAACAACAATATACATGGTAGAGCCAAGCTCAGGCGTGGCCCCGTTGCCGTCGCTCACTATCCCCTCCATGAGCCTGACAGGAGCAATCGTGTGGCCGTCAACGGTTAGAGTGTCACTGGTTGACGCTATATCTGAGTCTCTGAAGATATCACCGAGCGCAAGCCAGTACCTAGCTAGCACTCTGCTGGCATCTCCAGAACTGGCCAAGTCTGTGTCGAAGGTATCCCCTGATGGAGTATCGCCCTCCGAGGTTCAGTCCCTATCGTCAACTATATCATCTGTTTTGAAAGTATCGCCCAGCCAAGCTAGGGCGGTCGCTGACAGCTTAAGTGTGTCGCTGTCTAGGGCTGCCAGTCGGGCTAGTATCGTATCGCCTAGCAGAAAGGCATCACCCACTCTATCGGTGCCACCTTCAGTGTCGCCTAGTACATCACCCAGTGCATCGCCCAGCATATCACCTTCAGTCTCGGGAGTGTCACCATCGCCTAGCAAGAGCAAGTCGCCAAGCCCATCGATATCACCGAGTCCTTCGCCTAGTCCCTCGCTCAGCCCTAGCCTGTCTCCCAGTCCTAGCCCTTCACCAAGCCCATCACCGTCGCCGAGTCCGAGTCCTAGTCCTTCGCCCAGTCCAAGTCCAAGCCCTCCAACGATACCGCCTAGTGCGAGACCAACTCCTCCCCCACTTCTGCTTCCAAGCAAGAGGGGTGTTTCTGGAGGACGCGTACCAGCAGGGTCTATAGCGTGGGCGCAAGGGTCGCTCCGTAGAGGGAGTAAGTTAGTTCCTCAATGGTATTACATACCACCGCCATACAACCAGTCGGACGCTATCCATCTGCAGGGGCCGCCTACGGGGGCAAAGCATACTCACAGTGTCGTACCTCGCGAGACAGTACAGATAATCGGTAAGGCAAAGGCTGTAGTGCCTCGTCTGGTGACCAAGGACATGGGCTGGGTCGACCTAAGAATTATTGATGGGTCAAGGATAGAGTTTGCATCGGGTGGGCTGAAGACGGATGTTGGCACACGGGATCCGTCAACTACTCTCGGTATGTCTATGAAGCCCGGTGGTGGGGTAGTCGCACCAAAGAGCCGTGTGGTTGCTGCTTCTCCTGCTGGTAGCGCTATACCGCAAGGCTCATTGACGTGGGCTGAGGGAACGACAGGCAAGGGCATATCTCGTGTACAAAGGGTACGTTGGTATTATCTACCTTCGCCCTATACGGGAGAGCCGATACCGTTATCGGGTCCGCCGCATGGAGCAAAGAACATCGACAGTGTTGACCCTTACGAGACGCTGCAGGTTCTCGGTCGGTCAAGGAAAGGTCTACGGGATGCGGATGTAAACCTCGACTGGGCAACCGTCAAGATACGCAAAGGTGGTGTCGAGGTTGACTACAAAGGAACGCCCACCGAGAGCACTCCGAGCGGAACTACATCACGACCGGGCATCCCTGAACCGAAGCCGTCCGAGTCCGAAGTAGCCGCCCAGCTTGAGGCTATTGAGCAAGAGGTTGTCGAACCCGGGGCTACTGAGGCTGATGGATTGTCGCTGGAGATGGAGGAAGAACCCCTCGTGGAGCCGTTGCCACCACCAGAACCAAAGACGAGGGTGGGATTGCCGAAAACCAAGCCCAGGCGCAAAGCTCTATCGGAGTGGGATCGCATAACCACGCTGCGAGGTTTCAATATGTACACAGGGGAGGGATTATAATGTGGGTATCAATCATACGAGTAGGAGGTGACCAATGAATCCAATCGTCGGTCTAGTATTCACCGTGATATGCGCGATAGTTGCGATTGTCAGCACATATCGTTTAATACGCCGTAAAACACAAAAAGCACGTTTGCGGGAACAAGAAGAAACAGACCAAGGGACAAGGGAGGCATAATGGACCCAGAAGAAGAGACCACGCAGGAAGAAGCAGGTACCGAGGAGCAAGAGCAGGGCGACCTAGAGAATGCAGAAACCCCCGAGATGGGGAGACCGTCCTTCGCGGATGTCGCGGCTATGAAAGCCGCCGCAGCGGGTGAGAGAATAGGCGGAGCCGCCCGCGGTCTATTCGGCGGTATAGGTTCCAAGTTGGAAGAGCCAGCTCCCCCCGGAGATGATCTATCTGATTTATTTGAGGGCCCCGACATGGAGCGGGACAACGATGTCTATGTCAAAGACCTGGTAACAGTGGAGGAGGAAGATGTTATGGGCGACGGCGACCCTGAAATGCGCGACCTTCTGGAAGTGGACGATGCGGATTTTATGGGTGAAGAGAACACGGAAGGCTACGAGCCGAGAGCCTCAGTACCCAGCCGAACTGTACGACGCTCCTCACGACCGACCCCCCCGCCCAGTGGGATAGCAGGTGTACAGTAATAGGAGGAGCCGTATATGCTGAACGCTAAATCAATTCGCAAAGTGCTGTGTGTCCTCCTTTTGGCGGTATTTGCACTGTCGTTGGTCGCCACGTCTCCCGTACTCGCTTATCTCTACCGAGCCACATTCACCGTCTCCAATAATGGTAGCACGGACTATACGGCATTACCCGTTACGTGTTCCCCTGTGGATGTAGACTTTCTGATAGCTAACGGCTTCATTACAACGGCCACGGCGTTAGATACCAGGGTAGAGACACTCGGAGGGACAGACCAGATACACATGATGGCTGAAGATAGAATCATGGCATTTTGTCCATCATTGGAGAGCGACAGCCAGCTTAACTGGTACTTGTCCACGGGGAACACAGCGCTGGCTGACTTTCCTGTGATTGTCGGCGATGACGGATATATTACGGTGACCGACCACGCTGACTTGGAGTTAGGTAATAACTTCAGCATTGAGTTTGAGGGGTGGGTGGACGCTTCGGTGAGCAACACTTACGTCAACCAGACGGACTCATTCCAGTTGACAGACGACGGTGTCGGTTCTGTAGTGGCGACGCTCAACTACACTCAATACTACTACAATGAAGGTGTTTTAGAGGATGATTGGACAATAGGCTATGTATCAGGTGCTGGGTCCCAGAGTAAGATGGCTGACCATCTATACCTCGTTACTGGCGTGGTGAATGGCGATGAAAGGACATATGTTACTGATGCGGTTGTCAACCTTACAGATGTCAATACCCTCTACATAGATTGGGAGAGCCTCACGATGGGGCGGAACTATCTTGTAGTTTCGACGAATAAGATGGCTGATTATAACACTTTTAATTATCGATTGAGCCACACCGACGCGATATTTGGTAGGACAGTGGAGAGTCTGGATGTTTCTGCGGCGAGTGGGAACTACTACATTAGAGTCCATACTCGTTATAGCCTAGCTACGGCACAAAAAGGGGAGTTGAGTGTCTATAGGGTTTACACCGATAGTGGACTTCTCTTTGAGATTTCTGCTACTGGTGTGTCAGCCGATGAGCATATAGTCACGGCTTGGGGAAATACTACCCACTTCGGGCTTGATGTAGACGGCGTGACTGAAGATTCCGTAGTCTTAGGCGAGGTGAACATTCCTGATTGTGCAACCGACTGGGCAATCTCCTCTATTCCCTACTTCAACTACTACAAGCACTCAGTCAATGGCACTCTTATCGCTTGGTATCAACCTATCTCCTACATCGTTGGTACGACACTACCCAACCGACTACTACCCGGTTCCCACGACGGAACTATCACTTGGGGGACTAACCCCACTGGGGTAAACGTCACCTTGGGCAGCCTTACCGCCCCGGAATCGACTGTAACCACCGAAGAGGAAGAAGGAGGGTACCAAGGAGCTATGCACAATGTCGGGGTTACCGACTGGTTCCTAGAACCAGACGTCGGCACTAAGTTAGCAGCCCACCCATTGCGACCGCTGGTCACCATATGGTCGGACAACTCGACGGTGACCGAGGTACAGGCTTGGAGGTTCTTGGGACTCGCACTCCTGCTGCTGATAACCGTGGTTGCAGCCGTAATAGTGCGTGGGCATCTGCTCATAGCGGGGCTGGCGTGTGGCGGTACCATCGCACTACTCGTACAGCAGACCGTCTGGCCCGGCTGGACGCTGGTGTTTATAATACCGACCATAATAGCCGGGGTGATGGCGGAAAGGACACCATCGATAGGGTAGTGAAATCATGAAACAGAAACTGATAAAGTGGATCACGCCAGTTTTGCTCGCGGTTCTCCTGCTTATGACCGTTGTGTCGCCTGTGCTGGCTATAGACGACCCTGACGATTTGCAAGCGCTCGCAGTCTACGTCTATGAGGACTGCCTAGAGGAGGGAGACGTTGGAGTGCTTGTCTACTACCTTATCGATTACGGCTTCCTGCCGAGCGAGACCGCTACGGAAGCCTACCTATTCATATTCATGGACACAGATGGTGTCACCCAGCTCAAGGCTGTCGCCCCATACACGTTCGTCGATAGTGGCTACGGGTACGGGATGGCATGGATATACTTCACAGCTGCCGAGACGGTAGTTGCTAACCTGACCAGTGCCGATGCCGCTCTGTACAGTATTCGCCTCTCAGGTAACCCGACCGTTGAATCCGGCTGGGCTGGAGACCCACCCTCCGTGTCGGTAGGCATAGACTACTGGCAGACGACAGGCGCCACCAGTACGCTGGTGGGAATTCGCGTACTATACTACGCTGACCTGCTGGAACTTCTCTGGGTATTTGACCTAGTGCAGACCACTGCGGAAGGCAACAAGCTGACCGCTCTAGGTGAAGAGTACTTCGTCAACGTGATACTCGGACTAAGAACCATAGCCCCATCGATATTCGTCTACTCGTCGTACGACCCACTGTATCCCGATGTGGACTACTCCCGAGAGTTCGGCGCCATCGTGACCAGTGGTACAGGCAACGTGACAGGATCGCCGGTAACGCTCACGGAGGGTACGAACATAGTGGGGGCAAACAGCACGGGGACAATCATAGCCACGTTGACGAGCGGTACAGTCGGAACTGCCACCAATGGCACGGGGAATATTACCGGGTCGCCGGTAAGCCTCGTCGCAGGAACTAACACGCTGACCGTGACCGCTGCGGGGAACATAACATTCAATGTCGTACTCAACACCACGCAGACCATGATAACGGACACTATAATAGGCACCGGGTGGGATTTAACTGACCTAGCAAATTTGGTCGGCATGTCCAGAATGTGGCTGTCCATGGTAGTGTGGTCCGTAGTCACTCTGCTGGTGTGTGCTGCCGTCTACAAGAAGGCCAGCGAGAGGAACGCACAGAGCGCGGGCAAGGTGACTTTTCTCATGTTCAACTGTATGTTCTTAGGGGGAGCCGTTATAGGAATGGTGTCGTTGTTAGCACCGATACTGATATTCCTCGGTTGCGACGCCTTCATAGGGTACCTGATATTCTTTAAGCCGTCAACTGTGTAAAATGGATATAATGACAATAATAAGGATAGAGTGGCCTACGGATACCTACAGGGTGCTATGTGCTAACTGCAACTGTAGCTGTAAAACAAACCGCTGGACCCAGGAGGTAGAGGCGTAGGGAAGGGTTTTATGTTCATGCTTCTCATGTGGCTGTGCATCAGCATAGCAGGCGGAGTAGCCGCGGGACAAATGGATTTTGCCACTACGACTCTGACAGTGGCTATTGACGAGACCGACAATGTCCTTACCGTGTACAGCACAGCTGGCCTCCCTGAGACTGGAGTCGTAGTACTGGAGGACGAGCACGTAGGCTACTCTCACAAAACCAGCACCACCATTTACGGTAGCGCCACAGCACCACTCGTGAGAGGAGCTGAGGGCACCGAGGCTGTAAGCCACGCCGCCGGCACTTTCGTGTCCACGGTACCGGGAGCCATGATGGGTATGTCGATGGCTTATAACGTGGTCGCCCTGACAGACATAGCTGGACCCCGTGCTGTTGTAGTAGCCCCTCTGGCACTGTTCCGACTGCTTGGGTCGTTTTTCAACCCTCATCTGGAGTTTCTAGGGACTAACCTCGCTATAATCACGTACCTCTGGATGATTCTGGCCATCGGTATGGTCGTGGCGCTGGCAGTGAACCTGTTCGGGAGATAAAGACGGCAAGAAGATATAGTGCCAAAACACCCCTAAACCACAAGATATAGTGCCGTTTTGTTCGTGTGGCTGGTGGGGGACTTGACAAGCATGACGAAGTATGATACAATTCCTTTTTTAGATGGGCTGTCTTGCCCAAAAAGGAAGGTGAGAGCAAAGTGAGCGTCAGAGGTCTTGTTACCGTGGTGAGTAATGATCGCCACGTAACTCAGCTCATATCGGTGAAACCCTACTCCCTTCGCAACGGGATAAGAGGGCAATACCGAGGGAAGTCGTAATTGACCCCGTAGAGACTGAAGACGAACTGTAAAGCTAGCATGCCGAACATTGGGGATATAACAGTAGCGCCAAAGATAGGCTACAAGGGACGAGCAAAGTTTGTTTGGGTAGCTTGCCCTGACTGTGGTGTTGAGCGGTGGAGACCGCTACACAACGAGACAACACGCTGTTGGAAATGTTCAGCTAATCACAGAGAGCGGCAGCGTAAACCACTCACGTTCTCCGGTCAAGGGAAGCCAGAGACTGGGGACACAGCACGTGCCTGCACGGTCGGAATGTCCGGTAGATCCATTCATATCTATGCTGTCTGCCCTGAATGTGGGGCAACACGCTGGACGAGGATGCGGTACAAGGACGCACCCTGCCCTTCATGTGCAGCCAAAATCCACAACTCCAAGTCGGGGCCAGAACACCCACGATGGAAGGACGGCATCAAGAGAACACGCGGCTACACTTACGTCCTTATACCAAAGGACGACCCACTAGCTGTAATGGCCACGCGTGGGTATAAGAATAACGCCGTCATTGCCGAGCATAGGTTGGTTGTTGCTCGCTCGCTTGGAAGACCCCTCACAAAGTACGAGGTAGTGCATCACATCAACGGTGTAAAAAATGATAACCGCCTCGAGAACCTCCAGCTTCTAAACGAACATGAACACCACTCGGCCTTGGTGCTACAAGCACTGCAGGAACAGTTGATAAGCCATGAGGATAGGCTACAGCACTTGGAAAAAGAGAACCTTCTTCTCAAGGCGGCTTTACAGGAAGTCCGAGATAGCATTCCCGAATCAATCCCGAATCTACGATGCTATAACACGCTGAGCAATCGGCTCATTGAGCAGATTGAAGGTATAGTCCAATCCGCCAGTAATGGTGTGTAGCAAATGAATCGGAGTAGTTGCGTTTGTTGTCATAGACAGCCTAATCAGCAACATTATAACTGGCACGGATACGGGTTCCGTAATCCTCCAGAACTTGTTGCGCGTGATCGTGGCTGCGGCTATACTTATCGGAGTCGTGATGTCTATCGGCCGGAAAGGGGCTTAGCCCCAGTCCCGTTGAAGGGGGATCATGACATCGTCTAGTGTAGCTAGCGATGACGAAAAACGAGGAGGGGCACCATCTCCGAAAGGGGGGTGCCCCTGCCTCCTAATAAAAGAGGAGAGCAATAAAAGAGCAAAGCACAGAGGAGAGATGTAAAAGATGCCTGGACTAACTGACTTCTTCTCATCTCCCCTGCACATTATCCTGATTGTGGTAATCGTTATCGGCTACTTCTTAATCATGAGCCGAAGGGGTAAAAAGTAGAGAGGGCAAAAGGTAGAAAAGGCAAAAGGTAAGGCAGAATGACCACAGGAAGTGGAAACGGAAGAGATCGCCGGAACTGGTACTACTGGATAGTTACCAGAGATCCGGACACGAATAAACCGTACTTGCTGCCTGGTGGCAAGACCGAACAGGAAGCCCGGCAGAAAGGGCTGGAACAGCTGGGCGGGCTCGACTTCGAGCTCCGCAGGTTTCCTACCATGAACATGGCTACGGCATCGGCCATGCTGAAGGGACGCCGCCTGGAGAAGACACAATCATTACACAAGGCAACCGAACGGCTGGGACATAACAGGTCTCTGAGAAGATCGCTGAGAAAGCGTGAGCATCGCACGCAGCCCAGATTCGGAGACGGAGGGTTCTAGGAGAGTAGTATGTACTACAAAGGAGGATAAGACATGGCTATCGAAACACAACTCACAGCTCTACTGATTGCCTTCGTGGCAACAGCACTAGGATTCCCAATCCACACTATGGTCAGGAGAGGATTAAGACAGCACCGATGGAAGATGGCACTCAAGGAGTCGCTCGCCAGTCTTGTGAGTACTGGCCTACTTGTTTGGTGTTTTTCCCTACTCACCGCCATAGTGTTCGCATCTGTTGCACTAGCGACGTACCTTCCCACTATATTGACAGACAATCACCCTCAGATACTTGACTGGCTAAATGCTTTATTGTCCATCGCAACACTCGGCACGATGGTAGCTATCATTGTAAAGCTGCCGCTGAGCTGGAAACCTAAGTACTCGCCCGACGAACAGGCTATACTGGACACCGAGAGGCGAGACTTTGACACGAAACACCCGCGAATAGCAGGAACCTTGAGCAAGATGCAAGCATGGGCGAACAAGATATAAGCGAAGGAGGCTTCTAATGACAGGAGCAGACATACAAGCAACCTATTTCTCACCGTTCCACTTTATACTGTACTTGGTCATAATCTTCGTTGCCATGATAATTTACTATCAATGGCAATGGTCCAAGCGTTGCGCCACCAGCGTAAGAGTGCTGGTCGTGCAACCGGACGGAGACACGAAGACAGAGTACGCACCCAAATCGGGCAATTACGTGGCGCTTAGAGTGCCGGAGAGCAACACCGTTCGTCTCTGGCCAATCAACAAGCTGTCATCGGTAGAGATGCTCTACCCAGGTGATGGTTTCATTCCTACATTCCTGCAGAAAAAAATCAAGACGGTGATAGTGGACTCGGAGGATTGGGAGCCCATGCTAAACAGAGGATCATACGCCCACAGGGTGGCAAGCCCGGATGTTGTCGCAACCATTAGAGATTTAGCCGACGACTATCCTGACGCGAAGAGCGACCTGATGGAACTGGCCGATGGTCTGTCTACGGCACCGACCAGGGACATGGTCGCATCGCCAGCCGTCTTGGGCAACATAATGAAAGAGAAAGTAAGTGAGCTGGCTGTGACAATCAGCCGCGAGACATTCGACAAAATGGAAGGGTTCACCAGAAAGCTTGACAGGCTACCTAACCCGCTTATACTATATGTGGGACTGGGAATCATCGTAGTACTGGTGGCCATAGCGCTTGTTAACCTGATACCAGCAATGTCGGCGGTATCAGAGCTACAAGCGTCACTTGCGGCTATTAAGGCTGCGTTGGGGGTGCCGTGATGAGAATGCCATGATGGAGGCAATGTAATGGGTACAGAGATAACCAAGCGGACACTAGGGGGTGGCGGCAAGGGTCGCGCGTCGCGACGGAACCTTGACCTGAAGAATGTTGACCTGCACAGACCCGGCATAGAGTCTAGACGGGTGGCGATAGCGGAGGAGGAACTTCGGAGGCTGAGAGAGAAAGGGGCTGTATCTGCCGGGGCCGTGGATAAGGTCATTGACTTGGCATTCAACCCGTCGCGGGACAAGTTGCGGGAAGTCACGATAATCGACCGTATGCAGGGCAGAATGTTCCCGCTTATAGATACCATGAACGGTCTGTTTCTGGACTGCGTGAAGATAGCCGCCTATAGAGAATCACCTGAAACCTACGAGGGGATATTTGAGGAAACGCACCCGCCGATAGTGTTCGATGTCATGGGCGAATACCTGGTGAGGGCAGCCCAGTGGCAGAAGTCGGTAGCGGGCAAGAACCTTGAGAGGGCAACGGATATAGCCCTAGCTGAAACGGAAAAAAGCACGGAGGAAGAAGATCAATACTCAAGTGGTAGAGGATACGAGGATTAGGGAGCAACCGACCCAGTCGACCGAGGATCTGTTTGACACCACGCCCGGTTATGACGAAGAGGTCGGTGTAAAGCTACCCAGCACTCTGTCACCCGAGGACGCGTACCGGGCCAGGCAGCTCTACAACCTGTTCAATGGGCTGTGGGGTGTAGCCATTACGGTCGGAGAGCCGGGAAGTGGCAAGGACACTTTTGGTAATTACATAACAAACCGCATGGGGACCTACTTCCCGTGGAAACGCCTCCTGCGTGACGAGCGACCGAGAGAACTGTTCGGTCTCTACGCTGGCTTATTCAATGAGGAAGTGTTGCACGAGGACTTGGCTAAGATGCGGGAGGTTGCCATCGGTCTCAGGGCCACGGAACACGACAAGGCTCTAGAGAAAGCCGCTGATACATGGGTCACCAAGAAAGGGGTTGTGCTGCTCAAGAACAGCATACTGTACCTCACCGAACTTTGGAGATACTGCTACAGCCGTGAACCCCACAACCCCATGAACAAGACTATGGGTGGAATATTCAAGGAGAAAAGACACATAGACTCTCTGACTATAGGCACAACACAGCTAGTATCGGAGCTTGACAAGAAAACCTGCCTGCCTTGGGTAGACTGGCGGATTACCTGCGTTAGGTCGAGAATCAACAAGACACGGTTCACATACTTCATCGAAAAGGTCAGGTATGACAAGAGGGTGGACATCTTGGTGGCAATAAGCAAGCCATTCTCCATCTCGATAGACGCTGGCAAGCCAAGAAGTTATCTGGGAGACGGCAAGATTATCATTAGGCCTGACTGTTTGAGCGACGAGGGTGAACTGCTCTACGCTCCCGAGACCGAGGAAGAGAGAATAGTGCTGGACGTGCTGATGGCAGGAGTGGACGTATACGAGGACATCGTCAACCTACTGGAGAAGGATGGAGATATGTCCGAGTGGGAGACACTGGCGACATTGAAAGACTTGAAGTTCAAGAAAAACAAGAGGGTGATAGATTACCCCTGCGATTTCGGGTTGTTCAACAGCAAGTCGGCGCCGAATATTAAGTCGTCACTGAAAATAGGAGATAATTGACAAGGAGGAACCAATTATGGGATTTTTCGACAGGATGTTCAGAGGCAAGGGGAGAGCGCAGATACCGTCCGATGCTGCTATAATCATCACCGAATCGGGTAAGGATGCCCTACAGGAGTATGGAGGAGATGTCAAAGGACGGGTACTGCTGGCTCTGGAGACGAGAGGGTCCAGCGACGTGATGAAGATAAGCGAGGCATCGGGACTGACCAGAGGTCAGATAGAGCGAACCATACCAGGGTTGCTCAGGAGCGGGTACGTGAGATTTGTTACGTCGGGAGCAGGAGACGACCTATGAGAAAGATGAGAAAGATTGAGACTTTACTGCTAATCGGTTTGGTACTTGCAATCGGGATCATGCTTCTTATCGCCGACGGAGGGATAAAGCAGACCGACATGGTCAAGTCTCCACTATCTATTAAGTGGTACCCTATCTCGGGATCCTTTACCCCTGAGGATTGCACACTGGAGTCTGGCTGGGGGAAGTTTGACCCGGATTGGTTAAATAGGTAA